TCACTGACCCCCTCTTTTACTTTTACCCTTACTCTGAGCTTTTTGGATCAGTCGACGCGCGTTACGGTTCTTGACTGTAGCAGGATCAGCAGCACGTAAAATCTCTTGACTAGGGGTGTCGGCGATAACTTGGGCACGCTTGATATTGAACTGCCGAATTTTAAGTTGAGCAAAATTTATGGAATGGCTCATTTCTCTACCCTTTTGGCAAGCCCCACCTCTGCGGTGTTGCTGTAATCCTTACCGGCCTCCAGCCATTCGAGTACGTCTTTAAGACGATAACGTACAGTGCGGCCATGTTTGACGTATTTTAAAGCGGGGCGGCCTAGCAAAATGCCTGTTGTCCGGGATTTTCGAGCGGTAGAAGGTTGTGCGTTGATGAGGCCAGGGAACACGGCCTTTTCGGGAAGTTCAATCAGTGCAGGGTTGCAACCCTCGCGATAACGGGCCAAGGCGTTGGTAACAAGATCAAAATGAGATTGTTCGTAGGTGTTCATTGTCGCGTCTTCCTGTAGTTACTGGTGACGCGACATATCATGAGGGGGTGACCCTATCCCCCTACAAGCATCCCCCCTACCCTATTTCGAAGGTACCCTAAGTGGGGCACGGTTATTTTTCGTGGATATGTCCTTCATTTCGAAGCCGTTGCCAAGCATTATCAAAAGACTTTTCTGTAAATAGGTCGCGACGAGAGGAAAGCAACTTGTTTCTAACATCTGCTTTGACCCCACTATGACCATCTTTCTGTTTTGGATACCCAGTAGGCTCATATCCCATTTCCCGAAGCGTCGCGAGTATTGCATTGCCTTGTCTCTTACTTTTCAGTAGGCCTTTCTGGCTATTTGCTTCGACAAGCTTGGTTGGTGATGGTGACTCACTCTCTTCAGGCTCTGGCTGGAAGCGAAACACTTCAGGTATATCTGTCTCCCTGGCTCCAAATTCGTCTTTAAGCCACCGATTAATCTCTCGCCAATGCACACCGAACCGAATATGGCCGAACCAATAGCTCTTCCAAGCCTCATTATCATCAGGCAATGTTAACCATTTAAATAACCCAGTAGCATCATCACGATTTACTTCCCCCTCCTCATTCAGGTCGGCAACCTCCACCCAGCGCACTTGAATCCACCCCTCCTGAGCAGCGCTCGCTAAACGAATATAAGCTGAATTTTGTGCGTCGAAATGACCTAATGGGTAGTTAATACCCGTTTTAAAATCAGAAAGATCAGCTCCTGCCATTAAAAGAGAAATTTCCTCACTAGACCAAACAGTAATTGAACCGCTAAATAAATTCGTCATAACTAATTGATTCCAAAAAATTAAAAGTCTTATCTAACAAAAAATCAGTTTTACGTTTCTTCACGAAAGGAACTACTCAGTAGCTAAAAATGGATTGGTATATGCATTTATATTTACTCTTCGAGGGAGAGCAAAAAAGAAGGCCCGCAGCCGCCAGCTTCTTCAGAGCTATGTATCAATGCTTGCGTCCGAACGCTCCTGGCATGCCAACGACACACAGATCTAGCCAGCAAATTAGGCCAGTAGCATGCTCAAATGCTCACACCAGCAGCAGGATGAAAGCTGGCAACCTCATTCGGAAAAGACAGCGCCTATACCAGCGCTTAGCTGTTGAGTCTTTCTTCGACTGATGAGAGTTAATTCCTAGGTTATTATTGGGGATGCAGCGTTGAGAGAAAAGCGATCGGTTGTTGCCAGTTGACCCTACCTGCTTCCAGCGCGTGCTACCTATTTGCTACCTAAAGTTTAAGCAAACAAAAACGGCCACCGTAGCAATTAGCTAAGTGACCGTTTTATATATCTTTTTTGGTCGGAGCGACAGGATTCGAACCTGCGACCTTTGCAACCCCATTATCGCGCGCCTTTTCATTTAACTAATTGATTATTAACGAATACCATGACTATTTATCGCCAGCCAATACGGCCAACTCGGTCTATAAATATCAACAAGTTGCGTGATAGTTTTCAGTTAAGAATGATCAACGTCATACACATGCATTGCACTGATAATGCAATCGTAAGGAAGAAAATACTCCTGGCTAGGTTATTAACCTACGCCTGTTTTCAAGACCTACCCATCAAGAGAAAACCGACCATAAATTATTGATATCTAATACTTAAAACACTAGTCGAAGTGTGTAACGAACAGCAAAAAATCTCAATTTTGGGCAGCCAAACACATAAGATGGCAAGCCTCTGACACAATCTAGGCACATAGCTATGTGTGACCGCAATCGCATCCAAAGTAGGCGCTTTTAGCGCAGTCCTGCCAACACAGCTTGCAAACGAGAGTGACTTCGCTAAAATCGAAACTCATATTCACGCCGTGAGGCGTAAACTTGGTGAAGAACATGGCTATTTCTGCTTTTACCCTCCTTTCAAAAAGCAAACCCTACGTAGAGCAATACGTTGTCATAGAGGCTTATCGTATAGAGAAAAATAAAACCCCAAGCCGCAATACATCTGGCCAGATTCTATCAAGATGGCAGCTTTACTATTACACCACTGCTCTGCGGTACTTTGCCTTTTGCGCATGGTGAAAAAGTTTTCGGTTGTAAAAACTGCCAACGGCCCAACCTATGCTAAGTAAGATTATCAGACTTATAAACAGCCAGACTCCCTGAGATTCTACCCACCAAACTTTACGGCACTGTGAGTTTAATGGCCATAATGACTGTAATACTCTATCAGAATGGATAATTTTCTCTATGAATATCTACTAGTTACATTGTAATCTTAGCTGATGATAAAGGTCATAGGTGTATTTACCGTCTTTAGGTTTTCGCTCTTTCTCTTGATATTTGGTCTCTCAAATTCTCTGAACATATATCACCTGATATTTTTTGAGACTGTAAAATTTTCATTGGCTCTGTAAGTGCTTCAGGATTTTCAGCATCAAAATAAATAGCCAGATCAGCATAATGTAATATCTGACGAGCAAGAACCCATCTATAATGAGCGTAAATTGAACTTGAATTTATAAGATCAAAATTAGTATCTGTATTTTGTGGAAGTGCACCCAACCTCGTACGTGGAAAAAGATTAAGTATTTCGCGCTTGTTTGCAAGCAGATGGATATCGCTATTCTGCGAACCATTAGCACCTGCACGAGGGCTAGAATTGAATGCCCATGCTTCCTCAACTAGACCAGTTACATCTTGTTTCTTTACATGTACGGCTAGTCCACCTCCAAGTGAAATTCCTACAGCAACAATGGGGAGTTCTAATGTATCAGGATGGCGACTAACCTCTTGAACATAGTTACGAGCGTCATCATATTGAACAGGAAGAATCCAAAAATTATGTAAAAGATAGTCCCTAATCTGATTTGACCCACCAAATGAAATAACAGTTTTTATTGGTATATTATTTTCGTCATATAATATAAATGTCATTGCTTCGAAACCATTAACACTATATCGTCTTAAATCATATATTTCTCTAAGCCGCTCAGGCCTGTCAAAATGATATCTTATATTAACGTCATTATTTTGTAGTGGTAATGTTGCTGCTACGACATACATATATCCAGCTTTTGAAAGCCTCAATCTTTTCCTGAAAGAGGCATAATCACTGTCATTATCAATATTACTTATACTTGCATGGTATTCTTGATGTTTAGGTACTAAATCAAGATATCGGACGTCGCACCAAACACGTCCTTCAAGAACCCCTGAATTCACTGGAAAAATGTCACAACCTGATAAAAAAAGTGCTAGAAGCAATGATGTATTTATTCTCCAAAGTAATCCCATCATCATAATCACCTAATGTTAGTAATCAAAATTACAAAGATTTTATTAATCAATTAATTTTAGATTAGGAAAGATATTACATCCTAAGATATGGATTTTAAAATTAAACGTTTTTTAAACCACTAGTTGATTGTGGTCATTTTACGACTAGTCGATCGCTACGAAGGATTAATCAACTCATCACCCTGCCCTTCAGCCGATTTGTTAATAGCTGTACACACCGCCAAATACACAATCAGATCCGCATCGATGTGGTGAACCAGGCTGAGAATGGTTTCCCGATCGGTCATTTCCAGGGGTTCTAGCAAGTGCTTGAGGCTGTCGTCATCAAGAATCAACAGCATCCAAACATGCATGTCTGCAGCACTACCAGGGCCGGGATCGGTGACAATCGCACAAATCAGACTGCTCACCTCACGCTCAGCAAAGATACCGGCGAAGAAAACGGCTCTCTATCCTTACGGCAAATGTAATGCGGCTGTTTGGGGCTGGAGTTTTTGATCCACTCATACCAGCCGCCCGCTGGTATCAGGCCCAGATGCTTTGCGAATGCTGATTTGAAGTAAGCGTTGGTGACCACCGTTTCTACCTGGGCATTAATAGGTTGACTGCCGCTATCTTTCGCCCACTTCGGCCTATAAACCCACCACATTTCTTCAAAGGTAGCTGCCTCGTCGTCTGAGACCTGCCGTATAGCCTGTATCCAGGTACCAAGCGCCACGTTATAGCGCTGGCTTGCTTCGACATCAGGCACTGCTGCATCGACCAATTTGGCCAGACGATCAAATTGGGCGAATAAAGCAAATCTTTCAAACATGCCTGAAGGATAGCCAATAATCAGCGCTTAGCACCCTTGCTTTCATTTCTTCACTTGCAGTTAACGATACTCATCGCTTATCGTCTGCCTTAAATACTGTATATAAAGCCATATATTTAAGGAGACGCTCATGTCAAAATCCTACGAACAGCTAGTCAAGCGGGTGCAGAAAGAGATCGGCAGCCCAGGGGCGCAGTCAAAACACTGTGTCGAGATCCAGCGTCGAGACGATGAGAGCCATGAGGATTGGGCACAAATGCTTGCTGACTTGAGCACCGTCGAGAACGTGACGCTTACCCCCATGGACGACGACGCTGAGCATATACGTATCACATGGAATCCCGAGGAGAGCATGGCATGAGTATGCATCTCTCGGTACTAGGACGCGTAGATACCACCTCCCCTCCGCTTAAACTGCCTCTAGCCGCTGGCGAGGTACGCACCGGCTTTCCCAGTCCAGCGGACGACTACCTTGAAGCTGAGCTTGATCTTGTCGATCACCTCATTCAGCACCCCAGCGCGACCTATTATCTTCGCGCCAAAGGGACATCGATGACCGGCACTGGAATATATGATGGGGATCTCTTGATTGTTGATCGCTCGCTAGAACCCAAGCCTGGGCATATCGTGATTATGAGTGTGGATGGTGAGCTCACCTGCAAGAAGCTGGGCACGATCGGCAACCGCCCTTATCTCATTGCATCAAATCCAGAGTTTCGACCAATACCGCTGGAAGGCAAAGAGTGCCAGGTGTGGGGCGTGGTCACACACAATATCCATTCACTCGCTCCAGGTTTTTCAACATGATTGCCCTGGTCGACTGTAATAACTTCTATGTCAGCTGCGAGCGTGTATTTAATCCCAAGCTTGAAGGCAAGGCTGTAGGCGTGATGTCGAACAATGACGGCTGCGTCGTTGCCAGGTCAGCGGAAATCAAACAGTTGGGCGTGGCCATGGGCATGCCCGCGCACCAGATCGATCCACATATTCGCCGTCAGTGTGTGCTGCTTTCAAGTAACTATGCGCTATACGGTGATATGAGCCGCCGCGTGACTGACGTGCTGTCACAGCACACGCCCCACGTCGATGTGTATTCGATAGATGAATCGTTTTTATCTTTCGAAGGGTTCGAGCCCGAAACACTTAAAGCGCGATGCCAAGCAATGCGGCGCCAGGTACGCAGGGATACCGGCATTCCGGTTAGCGTTGGACTAAGTACCAGCAAAACCCTCGCCAAAATCGCTAACCACCGAGCTAAAAAAGAGAACGGCTTCGATGGTGTGGCCATTATGCAACCGGACAGCGATGACACGCGCGCTTTCCTCGAGCAGTTGCCGGTCACAGAAATTTGGGGGGTGGCGGGTCGAAGCGCAGCCCGCCTGCGTACCCTTGGTATTGAAACAGCCTGGCAGTTGCGCGAATCATCGCCCAAGCATTTGAGAAAGCACTTCTCGGTAGTTATGGAGCGCATCGTTTGGGAGCTGAGAGGCGATGACTGTATTCCGCTTGATGATATGACGCAGCCAAAACAACAAATAATGGTGAGTCGCAGCTTTGGGCGCCTCACCAACAACAAAGTTGACCTACATGAAGCCATCCGCGTGCACACGTCCCGGGCAGGTGAGAAATTGCGTAAGCAACAAGGTTTAGCCCAGGCGATTATGGTATTTGTGAGAACCAACCGATTTCGCAGCGACCTACCTAGTTACAGTAAAAGCTTGGTAATACCGCTTCCCCACCCGACTGACGATAGCCGTGAACTGGTAAAAGCTGCGATAGCCGGACTGGAGCGGATCTTCAAGGAAGGGATTTGGTATCAGAAATGCGGCGTGATGTTGATGGATCTCTGTGATCACGATAATGAGCAGCTGGGGCTGCTAGCTGAGCCAGTGAGTGATGAAAAACGCGCTCGAAATGAGAAACTAATGGCCACGATGGACAAGCTCAATCGTGAGCATGGTAAAAATGCAGTTAGACTTGGGATGCCAAGGAAGATCAATGCTTGGGAGTTGCGTTGCGAGCACCGAACGCCTAGGTATACCAGTAGGTGGGATGAGCTTGCGACTGTTAAAACATAGAGTTGCCATCCTTGGCAATATTACATATATCCATATCATTACTCCTATGGAACTTAAGGGGCAGCCCAGTGCCTTAAAGCTATCTTATATAAGATTTTTATTAATTCAACGACTGCTTAAAAATCTTTCTACATTAGCATTTAAAGAATCATCCAGCTCAACAAGCTGACACATTTTCAAGCAACTGACATTCGTTATGTACGTTTCTACAATCGATGGGTAATCACCTAAACGGCACACATCGTTTCGCCTACGAGCATATAGCTTACCCTTATCAATAAAGATCTTGGGTAAGCCATCTTCGTAGACGGGTATTACACAAGTACCTCCAAATACATAAGGAATTTTAATTTCACGCTTCAAGTCATCATTAATCACAGTCCTATTCATCTAAATACAACTCCTATATTGGTTAACGAAAGCACTAATGTGCAATCTCTCGTTTTGACACCTACACCTAAATAGAAGTTCTTCATAAATGAAAACGAATAACAAATGAGACATATATTAAACAAAACCATCCCTGGCGTTCAAGATCCATTTAATTACCCATATTTTACCCAACTTGACGCGTGCGGCATGCTTAAAGCGGCGTTTATGGCGTCATGTTCTTAGCATAGCAGCGTTGCTAATGAGAAGATGTAAGAAATCAGCTATAAAGTTTGTGGGCAATCTCTTACATCGAAAAGTTTAATCACTTCACTGACGTTGATCATGTGTACTGGGTAAAAATCATTCCCCGTCCTCAGGCCACTTCCCATTGCACCCCTTCTCCAGAACCAAAGCGTGCCTGTTTTTCGTATACGTAATCGACCGCCCTTTGTGAGTGATACCATTCCAACTGCCCTCGCCATCGTAGCCAATCTCCAAAACGGGCAAGGGGTCACTTATGACAGGGTTACCCGCTGTGTCTATTGGCCCCTGCCCCCAGGCAGGCCAGGCTAGGCCTCTGTGGACGGTGCCGTCTGTATCGATGAAGTCGGATGATACGTGCCACTGCCCACCCGCAAAGTCGGAACGGGCGGGAGGCGAAAGCGTTCCCATGCTATCCCCCTCTGACTTGCTGCTGTCTTCCGCATAAAAGAGCTCTGTCACCACCTCAGTGCGTACAACATCCGCTTCATCTGGCAAGCCGTCCAGCCGATAACTGCCATCAGAGGCTTTGGCAACGCCGCCGCTATAAACGACTTCGCTACCGCTTTCATCGGTGATACGCCACACCGTGGCGCCGCCGGAAATGGCTAAATCGCCATAGAGTGATTGAACCTGCCAAAGCGCATCTGCGTTACGGTATACCGCCAGCACTTCCGGCGTACAGCAAACCTTGGGTGCCTGTTCAAACCCCACCACCGTCGGCCCTTCCACATTGCCCGCAAAGGCCACCAGCACCTTATCGCCCTCTTCAAAGGCACCGCCGTTGCAGTTCATGTAAAGGATCGGCACATTGCTATAGCTCGCGCGCGCATTAACGCCCAACCCTTTCTGGCTACTGGTGGCAGCATCCAACGTGATCGAGCAGTTATCGCCGTCCAGGCCGGTGAGGATCGCGCTACGAAACGTGGGGCGCCACTTCTGCCAGCCGGGCAGCATGGCCAGGTTGTAGAAGGTAGCGGCCGGGGTGCTGGCTTGGGTGGGCTGTAGGGCGCCATCTTCCGTGGCGCTCCAGGCATTGCCTTCAAAGCCTGGTTTGATGATGACGTTTCCTATTTCACCGGGCACTTCCGCCGTGGCGACTTCTCCGCTTAAGTCTTCCGTGTAGTCCGCGCACCAGGCCTGTACCTGGCGCAACGGTGGCAGAGCATTCACACGGGCAACCAGGGCTTCATCGGCGGCAATCCGTAGCTCCTTACTGCGTTGCTCGGTTCGCAGCGCATCCCGCTGGCTGGCCGCTTCAAGTAGCGCCTGGGCATGCTCTTCGAGATCGACGTTGGACTGCCCTTGCTCAACCATTTCCTGCTGGTACTGGTTAATAGCAGCATCCTGATTAGCAGCAGCTTGATTGGCGGAGGCCTGGGCGGTAGCTATGCGTTGCTCAAGGGAGAGGGTTTCACTTCTCAGTGTTTGAATCCGTGCTTCGGCTTCCTGTTTTGCGAACTCCGCCCGCTCACGAGCTTCGATAATCTCAATCGTGTAGCGACCTTCACCATGTGCCGCTAGGATCCGTGCCTTACCCATCGCCCACCTCGATCACTTCCATGGCCGCGCTGGTGGCATTGACGAAGTATTGGATCTGCCCCACGTGGAAGCGCTCTCCATTGGTATCAACCGCATAGTTATCAGGCCGTAACAACAGATCGACGTTACAGCGCACACGCCGGGCGCCTTGATTGATTGACCGGGTTTGTACGCCCTGCAATATGCGCTCTAGGGGGTCGGCTTGTGGGAAGTCGCCATAGCCGCTGAGCGTCAGCGTGTAGCGGGTCGGGCCCTCATCGCTTCTGATTTGCTGCAGCGGTGCCAAGGCAATCGTCTCCAGGCCGTTATACTCATCAACACTGGGGTAGTAGTAGCCCAACTGCACCTGCATCAGCGTGCCGTACTCCAAGGCGGGTAAGACACTGTCACCGGCGGGCACGATGGCTTGCAGAAAGGATTTACCGGTGCGCCGCATGGTGGCTTGAAACGATGACATGGGCACGCGCAACTCACCGATCAGCAGCAGATACACGTCTACCCGTTCCAGTGGATCAAACAGCGCACCTGTTGGGCCATCATCGCAGCTGATGACGATGGTGCCGCCATTGGCGTTGAGTGCCCAGCTACCTAATTGAGCGCTATTCAGTACGCTTCCTGGCAAGCGTTTAACGATGGGTAGGCAATCAACCGCGGCCACCGGCAGAGGCGTGCCCAGCGCCCGGCTGTTAAGCGGATCGGTGTTCAGCATGGGTTAAATCTCCATGACGTAGCCGCGAACCGCCATTTTTACTTTTTTGCCGGAATTGCTGGGGGTAACGACAGAAACGCTAATGGTCTCGGCGCCGTGGTGAGAAAGCGGGCTGAAAACAACTCGGCTTCCAAGCCCGCCGCCTGGAACCTCTGCATCGGATAAATAGCTATCTGACGATTCGCCGTCACCAACGCTGATTAACGCCGATTCTCCGGCCGGGACCAAAAGTCCTAACGGCTCGGAGTTAAAACTTGAAATGCTAACGTATACATTATTGTTGCCGACCGGCATTGAAAGATCACTTACCCCGTCCTCTTGATTAAAAACGCCAGGAACCTCACTCCAGTCTGACGTATTGAGCACCCTAATCCCTGGGCCGAAGCTAGTACCTACAAGTAGATACTGCGCGTCATTGGTAAATGCTACTGCGGTCGTGCCATCTTCAGGGTGACTGGTTAATTCTGGCAGACCGCTAACCAGGCTCCAGTCGCTTGTATCGATTAGCTGTATATTTTTGTTGGAACCCGCCCATGTTAGCGCCATGTATGCGCTGTCAGGAGAAAAGGCGATGCCTTTACCTGGGTTTATTGATGACGCGATAGAGACTTCTGACCAATCCGATACCTGAAAAACTTTTACTTCGTCCCACGTCATGACCGTAAGGTATTGGCTGTCAGCGCTAAACATTAATTCATCGGGGTGTCCGGTGACAGCGATGCCGGTTGACACGACGCTCCAGTCTGACGTGTTCAGTACCACAACGTTACCTTGTGAATCATCATTGTAATGTATGGCTAAATAGTTGCCGTCACGGCTGAAGTGGACGCTTACCGCCCCTAGCGGCTCTACAGGCACTCCGCTAACTACCGTCCAATCCACTGTATGGTATACCTCAATGCTCGGCGTGCCGCTCCACCGTGCGATAGCAAGCATTGATCCATCAGGGCTAAATGCAACACTTTTCACGTTTGATAGCCCTGCAGGCCCATCTGTTACCGTGGTAAAGTCCGGCAAATCGAAGATCATCAAATCGGAGAGATCTTCCTTGTAAACTAGCAGCGTTTCGTCCGGGCTAACCCGTGCCAATATGCCGTAGCGATCCACACCGGACGGCGATATGCTTTGCTCTTCATAGCTTAGGCCGCCGCCACTTTGAGTCACTATCACGTCTATGGCGTCAGGCATTATCAGCGTTCCCGCAGGCGCCCCAATCTCGGTGATCCCTGCGGTGTCAGTAAGGTCGATTTCTTCCGATAACAGCACCGTTTGCATTGCGGAGCTTTGAGCAGCCGTGTTTGCCACATAGCTGACGGCGCTTACTTGCAGACCACCCGCTACGCTGGCGATAGCCCCCGGCCCGATAGCGACCGCCCCCGGTGCCGTCGCTTGAGCTTGACTGCCCATCGAAGGGCTTGCGCTATTGATCTTCTCAAGGCTACTTGCCTGAGCGTCACTTAACCCCATAGCTCGCAACGATTCGGCGGTTAGCCGCGCCTCGACCCCGCTCCCTGGCGAAAATGCCTGTGCAGTACCGCCTTCTTTTCCGCGTTCAATAGTAACCATCGCATCCATCGCCGCTGTGGCATACACCACTTCGCGCTTGGTTTCATTGCCCTGGGAATCGACAACAAACAGCGTTAGCGCTACGGCGTCAGCATTTTCCAGTGCCTCAGCGATTTTCTCAGCACCGCTGCTCAATTCAGCTTCGGTGGCGGTGTCACTGAGCGGCACCGCCAGCTGCGCAGAAAAGTTATTCAGGAATCCAAAGCGCATATCACGCCTCCTCGGCAATTAAAATAGTCAGTTCCTGGCGGCGCTCCGCGTACTCGCTGGGCACGCCGATAAAGCAGCCATCGGGGATGGAAAGCGTGACCCGGGCATGGAGGCGCACCATGCGGCGGGCTTGATCGACAAGCTCACGGGGCAAGCCGCTAAACGACAGCGTGACGGTGCGATCGCCAGGGCTATGGCCGCGATTGGTGACCGCAACACCGCCATCCAGCGTGCTGACCCGGCTAACGCGTCGGTTGACATCGCCCAGTGTGGTGCCCGCCCGATGCGGCAATAGCAAGGCCCCGCGCGGGTCGTAGCCTCGCGCGGCTAATCCAATTAGATACATAGGGTTTCTCGCCAGCGGGGGTTAACGTGAAGGTATAAGCGTTAGAAGGGCTTACAGGCCCAGCAGGAATTCAGCGCCTTCGGCGTTGGCACGCATTTGAATTTTTTCCAGCACCTGCCACATGATCATCTCCAGCGCGGGCTCCAGGCCGTCGCTTTCAATCTTGATCAGGCCATCACCGTTTTGCAGCGCCTGGGTGCGGGCGCGCATTTGCGCTACTTGTGCATCAATCAATTTTCCCTGCTGAGCAGCAGCCTCTTCTTGGATCTTCATCTGCTGGTCGATAGCATCACGAGCTGCAAACTGGTCAATAAAACTAAGATCGCCACTGCCCAGCGTATCGAACATGCTGGCAGCGGCGTCCGCCGTACTGGAAATCGTGGAGCTGGTCGCATTGAGGATCGCCTCAACTTTTTGGGCATCCGTTTGCATCTGGGCGATTTTGAAATCAACCGCGAACTCCATGTTCTTGATGCGCTCATTGCTGGCCAGCTCTTCAAGCGCAAGGGATTGATCCAGCACGGCCTGGCGGGCTTTGAGTATCGCCTCTTCGCTGCTCAACACCTCGCCAGTCAGCGCCTCCTGACCTTGCGCCGCTTGCTCACTACTCTCTTTAAGTTCCAACAGCGCACCGGTCAGGCTGCGATACTGCTGTTCATTGATGTCACCCTGGTTGAAGGCGTCTTGCACGCGGGTAAGTGCGTCGCGGATCTCTTCACTGGTGGCAACAATCGACGCTTCGCCGCTACTCAATGCCGCCGCCGCGTCGGAAAGCGTGCCAGGTAGATCAGCAATTTGGTCGACCAGCGGGCTATCGATCGCTGCCAGGCCGTCCCTTAGCTGATTTCCAGCGGTGGTCACCTCTACCGCCGCGCTCACGGCGGCGTCACTAATGCGCTTTACGTCCTCTGCACTCTTACCACCAATGCTTCCTGCAGATTCGGCGACCTTGGTAGCTGCCTCAACGGCAGCATCTGAAAGCTGGACAAAGTCCGACGATGCTTCATCACCCCAATCAAAGTAATCCGATAAGCTAACGTACCCTTCCGCTAGCTTTTGGATGCTAAAAAGGCTGGCTTCTGTCGTCGCACGTTGAGCGCCAGTGGTTTTGTCCAGCTCTTCAACGAGCTCATCTGAGAAATTGAACTTAAATTCATCAAACTCTTCCAGTGTGCTTTTAAGCTCAAGCAGGCCCTGGGTGGCCAAAATGGCGACGCCAGCCGGGCCAGCGACTTTGCCTAATGAGGTGACCAAGCCGCCTATTGCCCTGGTGGCCACGGGTACCGCGCCACTAGAGCCCGCCAGCGCCTGCAAAACAGTGACCAACCCGCCCAATCCAGCGAGGATACCGGATGCAGCAACGGCGATACCGCCTATGGCACCGCCCAGGGCAATCATATCGGGGTCAAGCTGTGTCACCCACTGCGCCAGTTCCGCCAAGGTTTCCACAAAAGGAACAAGCTGCTCAATCGCGCCAGCAGTGAACTCGCCCAGCAAATTAACCCCGCTGCCCAGCGTTTGAATAACGCTCACTAGCCCCTCGGCGGTGCTGATATCCGCGTTATCGAACAGCCCCGCCACCGCATCGCGCACGGCTTCAAAACCGCCCACAAAGCCTGACAGGTCTGCGGCTTCCAGGGCTTCGGGCAGGTTTTCCGCGACATCGAGTAGAGATTGCTCAAGGGAGCCCATCACCCCTTCGATTAAGTCGACAAACTGCTGCAGTTGGCCATCGCTGACGCTGGCACCAATGCTGTTAAAGATCGCGGCAATGGCCTGCTGGATGCCGCCAAACTCATCCAGTAGCGGGTCACCTATCGTAATCAGCAGACTCTGAAACGCATTGCTGATGCGCTGGTTGTTATTCTCAACGGTGTCGGCCATCTTCGCGTAAGCGACTTCCGTGGCACCCGCGCTGTTCGCCATGGCGTCCAGGTTGTCGGCAAAGCGTTGCGCGCCGGTACCGATTAACCCCAGCGCGCCGTTGAGTGCTTCACTACCGGAAAACAGCTTCGCCATGCTTTCGACGTTGCCGCCGGTGGCCTCTTCCACTTCACGAAGAACGCCCTCAAGCCCTTTGCTTTGCAGCGCGGTCGCACCGAACTCAACACCTAGCTCTTCGGCGTACTTTAGCGCGCCTTGTGTGGGGCTGATGATGGAAGCGATGGCCGCGCGGATCTGGGTAATGGCCTGGCTGGTAGGCGCCCCCGCCGCTGTAATAGTGGCTATTGCCGCTGACAACACATCAAACTCAACGCCGCCTGAGCTAGCGGTTTTGGTCACCTGGGCAAGTGAAGCGCTTAACTCAGGTAGCGTGGTCTGGCCGCTGCGCACAGTTTGGAACAACAGATCGCTATAGCGCTCGGCCTGATCCATGCCGTCGCCGTAAGCGTTCAGCGTGGAAACCAGCACGGTCAGCGAGCTATCAAGATCGCCCTTACCGGCCACTGCCAACTGCTCAGCCTGGCGCACGGCATCCAGTGATTGCGTGTAATCCACACCAGCGGAAATCGCACCGTAAACAGAGGCGTTGATCTGCTCATACGACTGGGTGCTGTCGCGGCCATAAGCCAGAATATCGCCACGCAGCTTATCCAGGCTTTCGCCGGTGTCATCCACCAGCGTGGTGGCTTCTTTGAACTGGGCATCAAAGTCACCCGCCATTTTGACGGCCAGCGCGGTGGCCGCCGCTCCACCAGCCAATAGTGCAGCCTCAAACTTGAGAATGCCCGCGGTGGCATTAGCGATAGGATCAACAACGCCTTGGGCGGATCCTACGATGCTATCCAGGCGTTTTGTGGCGCTATCGACCCCAGCACCCATCTGGTCAACACCTTCGAAGATGATGGCAACGGATCGTTCCAGGTCAGCCATCGGCCACCTCTCTTAAATTGCAGGCACAAAAAAGCCCGCCTGAGCGGGTTCCTAAGAGCTAAATTCTCATTATGACGAATTTTGAATACAAAGTTAGAACATATTCAAGAGGGTAAAGCCCTCAGTATATTTACACCCTTTTCGCAAGAATTTCTGTGTTGTTCCAATAAATGAATTTCGAATTCGTCCTGTAAACGATAATCAGCTTGGCATCTTACTTTGTGACATTGCCTAAGCAAAATACTTAATTGTCTAAACTTAATCGAGTTAACACCAGTTGGCGCACATCCCCGTCCAAAAAACTCAGCTAAGTTGGAGTGAGTAGGGCCGCTCATTTTGGAAGGAGGTATATCTGCTATCTGGTCTGCGCAACGATTTGCAAAATGAAAAAAACTATAATAAAAGCGTGAAGCAGCATATCTACGTTGGATTTCACAAGCAGGTTCTTCAGCTATATTTTGTGTTGCTTGTAGAAGTTGTTCAGGCGTTACTGGCATATACAACCAATCCTTGTGTTTCTCCATCAGGCTTCGTTAAAACAAACGAAGGTATAACAATGTCCCAGTGCTCAATGGCTTCATCAGCACTAATTTTCTCAAGTAATAAATCATTGAGAGCAATTATTTTATCGCTCTGTTCTGCCTCAACGAGATAGCCAATGTGAAGCACACGCTGATGATAAAAATCATCTTCTTCCGCATATACACCCATCACTATGCTCGATTTACTTTCAAGAACATTTTGAACGTGCATGTATATACGCTTTAAATCCGGAGCGACATTGGGAAAATCAGAAGTAAAATTAAGGATCGTCAATAAGGAATGCGCTAATTCAGGGCTCTCAATCATCTGAGACGGCTCAAAACCACTCTTTTGGACAAGCTCGACATTATAGCTTAGAGCCTCTGTATCCAGCGATGTAAGAGAAAGCCATATTAGCGACTCAAGATGCTGAGGCCCTGCATGGCCCAATTCAACCAAACGCTGAACTATGCGTGAAGCTTCCTCATAGTGTGCGAGAGTAGTCATCGATGCAGAGTAGTTCCACAGAATTGTTTTGTCTGAAGGTGCCAAGGCAACGGAACGTTCGTGATGACTTTTCGCAGTAGGGTAGTCATTGAGTCTGGCGCTTAAAATCCCATCTAGCATATAGGCGATCGCTGGCGCGTGCTTACGAACCTTTTTTATCTCATTCCTGACCAACCGAACCTGGAAATCGCCCTCGCTCAACCTATCTACATCAAGCGCAGCAATTGTATCCATAACATCATTGGTATTCAGTGCCGGTATAGACATTCTCTATCCCTGTACTCCACAGAAGCAGAAGTCATAAAAAATACGTGGCCAATATATCATTGATGATGCTTCATTCCTTTACCAATTGAGTAAATTAATGAATATCACAAATCACTAATTTGATTTCTGCTCAAAATACATCCCCCAAAGATCACACTCCAGCTCTGTCAGCATCGCCAGGGGAAACAGATCGGGCCTTACGCGGAACAGAAATTCGCCCTTCAGGTCGCAGAGCTGGAGGGCGATTTGGATATCGGGCTGCCTGAAGAGCGCTTCGGCTTTCCCGGCTCGCTGCCAAGGCCGGTCAGTTGAGTGATTTTGGTGGTCAGCTCCCAAAACTCGATGGGAAAGGCTTCCGCCAGTTTGACTGCCAGTTGGTGGCTGCACTCTGGTTCTACGCTGCCGATCACCAGCATCTCAATCCGCCGTGCCAGGTCATCCGGCACGCTGTCACCGGCGCCGATCAATTCACGCACGGCATCGGTCACCTTGGCATCTTTCTGGGATAGCAGCCCTTCCGCGATGGCATTGCGATTACGGTTGCGGGCTTGGGCCTCATTAACGCTGGCCAACTCCGCACCGCTCAGGCCGCGCACGCGCCACGTTGGGGTTTCACCTTCCTTAACGCCTTTGAACCAATCACGCAGGTCGGGCACCGGCACATCCTCTTCACGGCGCTTAAAGCTGGCCCCGGTGAAGCGGTTTACATCAAATTCCATGGCATCACCTTCAATAAGTGCTGTTTAAAAAGCTATGAAAGCCCGCCATGGCAGGCCTTCTAGTCGGCATCATTAGCCTTCAAAATCGACGGTGGCTTGCTCAGCAGACACGGTACAGCTGATATTCACATGGTCGCCTGCCGGGTACGTTCGCCCGATGCCCAGAATGCCCTGGGTCAGCGAGAATGGTGCCCGGTGGCGGTTCTGGTACCAGCGAAACCACAGCCGATTGTTTTTAAGTCGAACCAGCGGATCGGTGGCATCCCCTTCACCGTAATAGGTGAAGCTTGCTTGCCCGAGCGTTTGCGACACGCTGCCCAGCGTGCCGTTATAGATCTGCGTCGAGTTGGTGGAGTGAGACGTTTCCGCGGGCACCCAGTTACTGGCCCGAGGGATTTCGGCAAAGATCGGCGTGTAACCTCTCATGCTGACACGCTTCGGCAGGTTACCCGTATGGATCTTGGGCAGTTCCGCTGCGAAGTGGACTTCCCCGCTGGCAGGATCGGTTTGCCAAACAGGGCTGTCGTAACGCTCCTGGTGGTTGCCGACCACCTGATAAATTTCCGTATCGTTGACCGGGGCAGCGCTTCCGCTGGCAAGACGTACCTGGCCAATTTCCACCGCGTCCACAGGGATGAATGCAGGCCCGCCCGGTTCGCCGCGCTGCTCGCTGAAGGTAGCCCCTTCGGCGCCAGCCACGGCCACAAGCGCGCCGCTGTTATCCACCGTAATGCTGGTAACCACATGGGTTTCAGTGGAGGCACGCTCAATGGCCACATCTGCACTGGCTACATGCACCAAGCCATCGCTGGCAGCACCGGCAGCAGTCGGCATATAAGCGGTCAATGCGGCCACGGTCACATTGTCATTGCCGGTACCGGCGCGGATCTGCCCACCGGTCGCCAGCCCCCAGGGGCGCACTTCCGCCTCAAAGCCAGCACGCCCGCTCCAAGGGGCAAACGTGGCCTCAAAGATGGTGGCATCGCCGATATCCGTTAGATGCTCCCAATCGTTAAAGGATTGGCCGGACTCGTATTCCAGTTTAGGGTTGTCGGTAATCGCCACGGGGCGTCCTCCTATAGAACGTGGTCAAAAGCCCGGCATGCGGGCATAAAAAAACCCGCGCATGGCGGGCAAAGAACTCAGCAAGGAACGGTATAAGGTGCCTATTACAAAAATGCCTGAAAGCAGTCTTGATATGGTGGCAATCGCAGAAGAGTTGCTCGAGCAATACCGAAACACACCTTCTCCAGCACTGTTGTTGAGCGCGGTTTTGACGGCCAATCATGTCGTCGACTGGCATTGCAAAGAAAATGGCAAAAAACTAGATGAAGGAATGCGGAATCATTTAAAGCAGCAGTTCCCCGAATGGAATGTCTTGCGTGAGATCAGTAATGGACTCAAGCATATGAAGCCAAATACAAACCAACACCACCACGGCAAACTTATCGATCGCGAGCCCAGTTGGGGAGATGATAACTTCTGGCGCGGCTACGGCACTGGGATCCCTCACTGGTATATCGATATCAATGAAAAGCAGGTGCCAGTAGAGTCTCTATGCCAGGATTTTCTCGACAAGTACAAGCAACACATCAATAGGACATCGCAATAGCGCTACTGCGTATAAGGATCACCCACGGCATGCGACCAGCGCACCGCCAGAACCAGATCCACACCAATAATGTCGCTACCCTCTTCGGGGTAATAGATCGTACCGCCGGTATAAGCGATGTCCTCGCATAGCCCGTCCAACGTTCGGTCAGCGCCTGTAGCCGTGGAGATCAGCTCGGCCAGAATGGTATTGCCCTGGGTACTCCATTGCCGGTGGTCGCGGTCAGCCTGGTGCACGGTTTCAACCGTTACCTCGGTAGTCACGCTCACACCGCCGTAGCGGTTGCGCTCCACAAGGCCGTCACTGCCATCCCAAAGGCTGCGCGCGGGCAAGGCGTCGATGATGCTGTTCGCCCGCTCGGCACTTAGCCGCTCTGCGAGTGCTGCGATGATCTGCTCTCTGATAGGGGTCATATCATTGCCGGTTGAGTAGTCGTTCTGATTCATAACTCATGCGCTGCATTAAGCGATTGCCGCTGGGCGCCTGCAGGTCATCTTTCACGTCGCTAAACACCTGGCTGGTGGAGGGGCCGTAAAGCACCTTGATGCCTTCACTTCGCCCCAGGCCAGTGCCGTATTGGGTACGAATAGCAATCGCCTGTACGCCGTTGGCGAACCGGATAAAGAAAGCGCCAGGCATGCGCTTTTTACCGCCGCTTGGTTTCACCTGCACACCTGCCCCACCCGCTTTGTAGGCGCGGTGTGGGTAGCGCGTCAGCAGCGTTCCCCGGGTTGGCGTTCGGATCGCACCGTTTAAGCTATTAACGGTGGCCCGTTTAACGGTCAGTTTGTCGCGCACGTAGCCCGCTTTGAGCTTCACCTGCTTGCGGATCTCTTTGCTGGCCTCGGTACGCGTTACGCCTAACGTGTGGTTGATAGCACGGCTCATGGCGCGCGGTGCGCCATTCTTGATGTGCATCAGGTCGCTTTCAATGCGGCGGATCGCCTGCCTATCCACCGTAATCTTGATCGGGGAGGTTTGGCTCATGTTCGCTCCGGCGTCACAATCCAGGTCACCAGGTAACCGTCTTCGCGGGCCTTTTGGCCCAACCGCCAGCCCTTGCCGTTCAGCGTCACCACATCACCACGGGCGCCAGCACCGAGTTCACTGGTGTAACCGGTTAACTCGGTACGGGCTTCCATTATTACGCCCTGCATGCCTGCCACGGTGCGCTCCACATCTCGATCGAGCATCACAGTGACAGGAACAGGGTCGACGTTCAGCGCGATGAAGATAGCCGGATCACCGGCCTCCTCCAGTATTTCCCGCGTACCTTCGCGTACTTCATCGTCAAAGACGCTCATCACTCACCGCCCGTGCCCTGGCTGGCTGAAGGGTCGGTGTCGGACTCGGCTGCTTTCTGTGAACCAGTGGCTTCTCCAATCACCCCCGCTTTCACCAAACGATCCTCTTCAGCTCTGTTTTTAGGCTTGTAAGGCTGGCCTAGCTTGGCCAGCACCTCATTGCCCTTTTCAATCTGTCCGTGGATTACCACGTATTGTTTAGCCATAGCGGCCTCCTGTTAGTCTATGGGGCACAAAAAACCCCGCATTGAGCGGGGCGGTTAAGCGACCTTGGCGTAAACAAAGGCGTCCGGTTCATGGAAGCCTGGCAGCGGTGCCGCCTGCATCATGAGCCAGCGCACGCTGGGATCTTTCTCGATCCAGCTTTTCGGGTAACGCGCCACGTCGAACATGCCGCCTTCGATGGCTTCCATGTCCTGAATGGCCGCATACAGCATGCCGCAACGGCTGGACGTGGGCCCCATAACCAAGCCACCTGCGGGAATCATCGGCTGCTCATTACTCTCTGGATCGAGGTACCACTCTTCGTAGGAGAAGAGATCAACACCAGGATCGTTGAGGTAGCCCAGATAGGTCACCCCGTCCGGCAGCTCGTCAGGGCGAATCATGCCAAGATCGATGCGACGGGTGTTGAGCTTCTTGATGACGGATTCACTATCCAGGAAGGCGTCAGCTGCCTCGGCGCTCATCACGGCTGCATTTGCAGTCCGGCCGCTGTCTTTGGCGATGCGGCGCTTGTACTTACGCAGGTCTGCAATCGGGTCAGCGGTGGCTTCCGTCCACAGCACGGATTCAGTGACCTGGTGGCTGGCCGCCATCTGGTAATCAATGATGTCATCAACACCATCGCCCACAACTTCCACCTGGCCGCTGGTCAAGGCTTGCGCCACCATCCACTCTTCGCGGCGGTTGATTTGGTCATCCAGATCTTCCATGTCCCGCGCCAGCTGATCCCCCGCACGTTGAAGCGGCGTGCGGCCAGAATAGATTTGCTCACCTGGCTGGCGATGGCCAAGCAACTGGCCTGCGTTAGTTTCCAGCTTGGGTTTGATGTAAGGCGGTTGATAGCTGCGCATAACGCTACCGGTACGATCAACCACTTTGCCAGGGCGGTTAGGGCGTACAAACGGCGCCATTTTGCGCTGGCCTTTAAGGATGTCGATGTCAACGTGCTGGGTCACAGAGTTGACCGGGTTGGCACCAAAAAAGGTTGTGCCAAGGAAACGCCGGGCGCGCTTCATCTGCTCAACCGCCTCCAGCATTGTGCGGGGTTCAAACAAGTCCATGGTTTTCTCCTGGGTTATATCAACGATGAAGGGCCTGGCTGCCTATAGCAGCGGGGTTATCGAACGAAGAGGGAAACGTGACGCAGCGCTTTGCGAACTGAAGCGACGGTATGGCCAGTGCCAAGGGTGAGCTTGTCACCGCGCACGTCGCCACAAATCAGCGCTTCGGCTTCTACATCGCCATCCGTCGCATCGACGCCTTCCCACAGAATGACGCTCGGGGTTGCACTACCGTCTTCGGCGGCTGACGCAGACAAGATGTACTTCTCGTCGGCAGTCACTTCACCCATCACGGCGCCAGCTGGCTGTACTTGGCCAGCGGCAACGGTGATTGTCATGAAGCGGCGCGGGAAATCGCCTGATAGCAAAGCCGCGGGGTTAGGGTGTGGTTTGACGGTCATTCCAGCCATGATGAAGTCCTCTTTAACGATCAATGGTATTGGCTTGCGGTTGGCGGACGGTTACTTCCAGCGGGCGGTGATGGCATTGACCCCTTCGGCGCGTTCGGCCGCTTCGGCGTCATCTTTCGGCGGGGTGGCCGAAGGCGCGCCCTGCCCGTCTGCACGCATAGACTGCAAACTGATCCCGCGATCCTGGGCGGCTTTGAATAGCGCCAATCCCGTCGCCTCGACACTGGCGCCTTCATCAATGGCGGTGGCCACTTCTTTCTCAAAGCCTGGCGATGCCAGGTCAAGAATGCCTTTGCAACGCGCTCGCTCATTTTCAGCCGCTTCGGCACGGATTTTGTCGGTATCGACGGTTTCAGCGGCCGCAATCTGGATAGTGCTGGGATCAGTGCCCGCTTCGATGGCTGCTTGAAGCTCAGCGGTCGTTTTAACGGTCGTCATCATGACGCTCCTTTTGGTGCTGGGTTTTGAAACGGAGCCCGCCAGTTCGGCAATCAGGCTCTCTAGTGAACCGAGGCGGTCGGCCATACCAGCCGCCACGGCAAGTGCACCAGTGGCGATGCCGCCCTGGCGGAAACGGTCGTTTACCTCTTCACGGGGAATGCCGCGATTGCGGGCCACCTTGTCGAGAAATACGTTCGCGAGCTCATCGGTGCGCGTTTGCAGCTGGGCACGGCCTGCCTCGGTTTCCAGATCAGGGCGCTTGTTCGGCGCGTTACTGGAAACAATCTCGTAGCTCTTTTCGCCGGGCCGGTCTTCGCGCTTACGCAGGCTAAGCACCACGCCGACGCTGCCCAGCTGGGCGGTATCGTCAACGATCACCTCATCGGCGGCGCTGGCAATCCAGTACGAGGCGCTGGCCGCCTGCCCGCCGACATAGGCTTTGATTGGCTTGGTACCGCGCGCCTGATAAATCATCTCCGCAAGTTCATTAATGCCGGTCGCTTCACCGCCGGGGCTATCAATATCCAGCACCAGCGTATTCACGGATGGATTATCGAGCGCCGCCTGAATGTCAGTGGCTAGGCTGCCAGTAGCGGTTGCGCCGCTAATCTCAGTCATCAAATTGGCATGACGAAAAATAGGGCCGCTAACGGGGATAATGGCAACGCCATTACGCACGGTGACACTGCGCGTATTGTCCAGCGGGCGGCCTAACTTGGCTTCCAGCGCTTGAACATCACCTTCACGCGCTGCAATGGCCATGACGGTATCGAGTGCTTCAGCGGTCATCAGCCACGTGTGGCTAGCCGCCAGCTCGAAGGCGGTGCGAGGCAGTGTCATGGGGGTCTCCTGATTTATTCGTCAGCGTCTGCGTTGGCGGGTTCTTTCTCTTCTGAATGCACCTTTCCGCCTACATAGACAGGCACGTTGTCCAGTCGCTTGCGCTGTATTTCCCGGGCACGGTCACGGTGAACGTCTTCCCAGTCCTCACCGTGCAGCGCCATGGTCTCGATATGCTCGTTACTGGTGCCGTTGGCGATCCGCTCTGTGGCGGCCCGGGCATCGACCTGCTCATTCAGAGAGCCAAGGGGTTCACCGATCCACAAGCCCCGGGTATAAGCACGGCGGCGTACCGGGTCGTTATAGCCAGGTAGCTGAATACGGCCACGCGCCACGAGCTCATCAATGACCAGCTCATAGGTTGGCTGGCAGAACTGCACCGTAAGATGGTGGCGGCGCTGCTTGATGAACTTCCAAAGCTGGTTGAAGGCGGCGCGGGCAGCTGTGTAACTGGTCGAGAAGTGCATCAAAAGCACTTCGGAGGGCATTTCCAGTGCCGCGCCCATCTCTTTAACGATGGCCACGAAGAACGGATCAAACTGGGCGTTCGGCCGGTTAGGGTTAATCGTGACCGGTTCGGCGCCCTCCTCGAGATCCCAAACAGCACCTTCACCCAACGTTAGGTTATCGCCATCACTCGGCTGGTCATCAGAACTGCTGACGACGGGCCGGTCTGGCTTGTTGGGATCATCGCTATCCTCGCTCCACATGGGCCCCCCGGCGGCCATGTTCGGATCTTCATTTGGCGAGTGTTTAATTGCCACAGTGAACATGGCGCTGATCACAGCAGCGGTCAGCTCTGCTTGGCTGAAGCGCTCCAACTTTTGTAGCGCTTCAAGAATGGGGGCCAAATAGGGAACACCACGGGTTTGGCCTGGCCGCCCTTTTTCATTGACCAGGTGCAGAATTCGCCGGCGGCCCGTTTGGGCGCCAAAGATCGGGTACCATTCCCACTGCTGCGAGGTGGTGTAGTCGCTTGGATAACCACTGCAAACGCGAATATGCGTCGGCTTGCCCAGTCTGTCGGTGCGCACACCGTCGACTTCATTCGGGGTGTGAAGGTCGGTTAATGGATTGCCGACCCGCTCCGCTTCGATCAACTGCAGCTTGGTTCCAAACAGGCAGCCAGGGCGTTGATCATCGGGTGTCATGGCAAACACGTCACCACTGACAAGCGCACTGATAAAGGCCAGCCGCTGGAGCATGTAGAAATCAAGTCCGGCCTCGATGTCGCACTCGGCTGGATCCTCTGCCCATAAGCGAAACCCACGCGCCAGCTCATCATTGAGCGCATCGCTTTCATCGTCACTTAGCCCAAGTGATTCACCGTCTACGTTGGGGCGCACCGTTAGCCCCATGCCCACCACGTTTGTAGCGGCACGATTAACCGCGGCACGCGCCATCATGTGGTTTCGGTAAGCATCGCGGGTACGGCTAATCAGCAGTTCGCGCTCGCCGGTGGGTGTGTCCTGCCGAGGGCTGCCCAGCCCAGGCAACCAGCTAAGCATGGAGCGAATCATTCGGCTTGCGCCGCGGTGCCGGGTCTCGCTGCCACTGTTTGCGCGCGTGCGGCCTTGCGTAGATTCCAGGCGTTCAAGCTCTTGGCGAACTAGCTGGTCGCGCTTTTGCTCAGCAGAACTGCCCTTGAAGCGATTAAATAGGCCCATGATTAAAATCCAATGTAGCGAACGCGATTACGACCACCCGAGGAGGTAGCCGCTCTCTCTTTGGCGGCCATACGTTCAAAGCGCTCTTCCATTTTGTAGAGCGTGGGGAGGTCTGCCCGGGTGTACTGCCGATCGCCAAAGCGCCACGACTGCGAGCCGCTTAGGATTTTGTCGATGGCTTCGCGCACTTTGCTTAGGCGTGCGGCATAGGTTTCGGTAGTCATAAGCTGCTCTTTCTAGCCACGCGGGAGCGCCTGCGCTTGGGTCGCGGCGCCAGCGTGGCGGTGTCATTGAGGTCAAAGCCAAAGCGCTGCTGGCTAATCCGCAGGGCAGCGAGGGCATACACGAAACAATCAAGGGCTTCGTTACGGCGGCCGCCTGCATCCCAGCGGTAAACACGTCGGCCTTTTTCGATCTTGGCGACTTTGATTTCAGCAGTGAGCTGCTTGATCTCATCCTCATCGCAAATGAGATCGTTCGAGGGCAGGTGGACGCAGCCCGGTACCGCCACGCCAGGTTGCGGCTGAAGCTTGAGGCGGTTGTAGATCGTTTCCTTGGCGTTGTCGGTACCCACTTCGGTCAAGAAAACGCCTTTAGCAGTCTTCTTGCGCGGCATATTGGCAATCGGCTTGCCGTACTTATTGGCGCCCTTGATCGGGATCACCCAGTAAGCGCCCTGCTGCTTACTCATTGCGTAGACTTCATCGGTGTAGTGCCCGCCTGAATCCCAGCACCAGCGCATCACCGGCAACCAGTTACCATCCGTTCGTTGGTAGCCCTGGTGGAGCTTTTGCGCCACCTTGCGCTTTAGCTCAGGCCCGGCAGGGTCGCCGTAGAGAATCCAGCGGTCTACCAGCCAGCTCTCTTCGTCTTTACCCCACGCCCAAACGCGGCCTTCATAGCGATCGTCTTGGGTGTCGATGCCGCCCGTCAGTGCCACAGCTGCATCGGGCACCTGGGGGTAAACTTCACGCCGACCGTAAATCGTTTCCCATTCCAGCTTTTCGCCCAGCTCGTCTTCCCAGGTTTCACCCAGCGTGGTGTTGACGAAAGTCTTGAGCTTCGAGGGTGAGCCCTTCGCCTTTAGGAAGTCACGCACAATGCGCTCCCATGTGGTGAAGGGGCTCAGCACTGTCCATAAGTAAAACGTTACGCTCTCAGGGGTTGGGATCGGCTCATGGTCAGCGCCGTACCAATCAATCCCGTCGCGTGTCCATATACCGGTTTCAGAACAAACCCAGACGCCATCTTTGACGCTTTGTTCGCGGCTTTCATCCTGCAGCTCATGCTGCTTGATCACGCAGCCGTTGTGCTCGCATAGGTAGAACGCGGTTTCTGGCTTCCCCTCATCCCACTTGATGCCAAAGCCAGCATCGGGGCCGCCCCACTTGAGGATCTGCTCTTCACCGCAGTGCGGGCATGGCACATGGAAATTCAGCTTATGCGGCGACTCTTCAGCGGCCGCCTCAATCTGACACTGGCCACGCACCTTAGGCGTTGAACCGCGAATGGACTTTGGAAACGTCGAGCCTTCAAGACGCTTATCGCCCAGCGTGGTGGGCGAGCCTTCTTTTTCGATGTCCTCATCAAAAGCGGCGAGTTCGTCATAGATGACGACATCCACCGATTTTTCGCGGTAGTTACGGGCAGCCTTGCCACCATGAACGAATACTTGCTTGCCGTTGGCGAACCGTTTGGCGCTAAGCGTGTTATCTCGATGCTTCATGCCGTGCCACGGCGCCAGCTCAAGCACTACCGGCACATCACGCACCATGGTTTCCATGTGCGTTTTCATGAACGATTCGGCGTCGGTATCCGTAGGGCTGAACGTTAAGATGTTGCGCTTCTTGTGCTCCAGCAGGTAACCGGCGGCGGCAAGCAGCATCTTGGTGTAACCAAGGCGGGCCGACTTCACCACATTCACCGTGCGGATCTCGTCATTGCCCATCGCGTTTAAGATCGCGATTTGGAAGTGGAGCGTTGTCCAGCGCCCTTCGTGGTAACTCGACTCAGAGGAGAGGTAGAAATTCTTGTCAGCCCACTCCACAGCCGTCAGCGGCGCAGGTCGAAACAGCGCTAACAACCCTTGCTGGACTGATCGCCGCCACTCCCTAAGCTGCTGAATCGATACTGTCGAAGTAGTCATCCAGCAGCTCCGGTAACATATTATCGAGGCCGCTGGCATGGTTACGGGCGCGTGCTAGCTCCCGCATCAGAGTATCTAGGTGACGCGTCTCTAAATCAGGATGCTTACGCATCATTGTCAGCGGCAGCGTGTCGAGTATGGCGGCGATCTCTGCCGCGATTTTGGATAAGGTGAAGATGGCAAATTCGCTGGGCACCACCTTGCGAGCGGCTAGTTCGTTTTTCTGCTGCTGGCCGATCCGGCGCTCTTTGGTCAGCAGATACTCTTCCTGTTCGCGCTTATGCTCGAGCAGCGGATCAAAGCCCATATCGTCATCGCCAGGTTGCGATGATTGTTGTTTCGCCTCTAGCTCAGCTAGCTTCAAATCTAGCACTGAACGGCAGTCGAAATAGACGCTTCGACCGATCTTCGCCACCGGCTTAACGCCCCATTTATCAAAGGCTTGCACACTGATACCCAAGCTTGCCGCCATCTGGCTTTTGTTCAGCCAATATGGCTCTGGTGATTGTTGTCTATTGCTCGACATCTAAACAACAACCTCGCATTAAAAAAATCTCATAAATAGCGCGAAATCGGGGCTCTGCGCCCCCGTACAGCAGAGGCACCCGCTCAGGAGGAACCGTGGATTTTTTGTAATGATAAACAGCGAGTTAAGCACATGGTTGGCGCGCCAACGGCCTCACTTAGCGCCTAAATCATTTTCTAAAATCTCCACCACCGCTGTCCGGTCTGCATTGAACCGGCGGCGTAGCGCCTCATACTCAGCAAGTAATAACAGCAGCCCTTTATTGCTCTGTAAGATCCTCGTAGGCGCTGGCAGCTCGTTGGTTAGATGTGCCGGTACCAGGGGGCTTTTGCACTCCATTGGAAGCGCTTGATCGCTGAAGCTCGCGCACCCAGTCAACAATCCCATCAGGCAGATCGCTATCAAGCCAGTCACCTGCTTTCGCATCTTGTTCTCCCAATGGTTCGAGGGCCCCGGTGCTGGCGCCTATATCGTCATCAATGGTGTTTAACGTGCGCTCACGCTCAGCCAGTGCGTTGCTCAGTGTTTCGATGCGCTGGCGCTGCAACTCCTGGTGCTCGATCAATATCTCAGCACGCTCACGCTGGTGCTCAGCCTCTGCTTGGTAAGCGTCTCGCTCGCCGGTAACGTGTTGCCAGTAGAAATACACAGCAGCAATGCTGATTACGCCTATACCCACGCCGATTAAATTGCGCTTAAGCTGGCCGATCATTTGCGCCACCGCCCAATGAAAACCTCATAGATGTCGTCTGCTTTACTGCGAATCCAATCGGTACCCAGGAATGCCAGAAACACACACGGCGGGAAGGCAATGATGGGTGGCCAACCTTGAGACTCAGCAATCCATAAGAAGACGGGGAACAGCGGCGTCGCCAGAAGCGTGCACATCAAAGCACCCAGCAGCGACTTCTTTAGGCTGCCGCCCTCGTGAACGCCACGAATAAATCCCATCGTGAACGTCAGGATGGCCACCAAAGTGATAGGCAAAAAATCAAGCAGCCCTTGCCAGAAGTTGGGATCTCTGCCGTTCATAGGGCGTTTCTCTTTTCGTCTTGGGTTCATGGCGCACCTCTCGGGCGGGCCTCGTCAGTTAGTCGATGGAAATGCCGCCAGCCGCTTTATAAACACTCAGCAACTCATCAATCACCAGCTCCCGCTGACCATACCCAGCACCTGGCAGGCTCGCCCAAATTTTGCGACAAGCGTGGATGGCGTCACGGATACGGCCGTCATGGATCAGGGAAAGTGCTTGGCACTGACGGATAAGATGAACGGCGCCTAGATCTTGGCTAGCAGGCGTAAAGTCAGGGAGATGGAACCGCTCTACCAGGTCATCCCATGTACGTATCAAGAACTGGTAACGCCCCGCTGCGCTGGAGTGGATCTCATAAGCAGGCAGCCAAACAAGCTGGTGCGGGTGATCGTCGTAGTTGTTGAATGTCTTGCCGCCAACAATCACATTGAAACCGTTCTGATCGCCAAAGCGTGGCGTACCTTCGGCAAAGGCCAATGTGTCGAGGAAGGCGGCCACGTTGCCGGCGCGGGTATCTCTTGGCGGTGCTGGCTCAACGCGCAGCAGTTCCGCCTCCTCAAGCCAATGAGTAGGAGAGTGAGCTGACATGACAACCTCAGAGATGGAAAGCCAGAAACGCAAAAGCCCCACCGGGTAACCGGCAGGGCTTCAAAAAGTGATGGCTAATCGCGGAGCTAGTGCAACTTAGATAAAATACTGCCTGAATCACGACACTGAAGCAAATAATTTATTTATACGGTTCTTTCGATGAAAGCAGTGACGGATTTAGCTTCCCAATGCATCGTAAGATGCCTATATTAAGTGAATTAAGAGTCTGTTACCGGCCCTGAGCGGCCTTTCCGGCAGAAGCGACAGCTGGTTCAGCCGTGTTATGCAGACGGCACGATACTCAATGTTAGGCATATAAATGGATCAGCTATCAGACTTTGCAGATGAACGATTAATCAATGGCTGCATCTATTGCGGAGGGCAGGCTGATACCAGGGATCATGTGCCATCACGGATTCTTTTGGAGCCACCTTATCCGGAAAACCTACCCGTCGTAGGAGCTTGCCAGGTCTGCAATCAAGGTTTCTCCAAAGATGAACAATATTTGGTTTGTCTGCTAGAGGCTGCGATTGTCGGTTCAACCGACCCGGAAGATATCAGAAGGCCTTCAGTTGCGAGGGCAATGAAAAGATCAGCAGCACTGCGCTCGAGAATCGAATCTCAAAAATACATCGCTAATGACAGGATTATTTTTGATCCGGAAGAGGATCGAGTTAAAAACGTGATGCTGAAGCTCGCTCGGGGTCATGCTGCTTTTGAATTAAGTCAGCCTTGCCAGCATGAGCCAAATCATTTCTGGTGTGGGCCACTTGAGACGCTGCATAAAGAGCAGCAAGAATCTTTCATGGCAGCACATATACAAGAGTTCTATGGCGAAATCGGATCACGTAATATGCAGCGCATGTTCTCTATGGAAGTAACTTTGAGGTCTGAGTCTGGCTCTACAGAAAAGCGAAGGGTTTTGGTCAACGACTGGGTTGATGTCCAGGAGGGTCGATACAGCTATCTTGCGATTGATGACTTCCCAGGAGTGATCATTCGAATTATGGTATCGAATTACTTGGCCTGTGAGGTAGCTTGGGAGATTTATGCCTAACAAGGCGCATCAATACGTGGCCGTTGTGGGCTGGTATTATTCCTCAAAATGAGATCCTTCCATGGATGATAATAAACTAGAAAGATTGATTGACACCCGGTTACAGAATTGTCTAAGTGGAGGCGGAATTAGACTTGATCTCAGTAAACTTGGCTTGCGTGAAGTGCCAAACAGTGTACTTAGGGTGCCAGATTTGGAGGTACTCAATCTCTCTACCAACTATATTGAAGAGCTTCCGGATTTCTTATTTGATTTAAAAAATCTTAAAGTAGTATCCCTTCAAAACAATCGGATTAAGACCATTCCATTTGGCATACGAAGATTAAGGAATTTGGTCAGGATAGATTTTAATGACAACGACATTAGAACCATTGAAGATGGTTTGGGTGATATTGACTCACTCTCAACCATTTACTTAGGGCGAAACGCGCTTACATCATTACCTCCCTCTCTAGCTAATCTTAACAATTTAAAAGTCCTCTCAGTGGTTGGTAACAACCTGAATATTCCATTTGAAATATTGAATGGAAGTATAGATGGACTAAAAAACTACTTGCACGCTATCGACGAAGGAGAGAAATATACTCTCTGTGAGGCAAAACTCCTTATAGTCGGTGAAGGTAATGTTGGAAAAACAGAGCTCTGTCGATCAGTATTAGGAGTTTCCCACGATGACAAGCCTCCTAGCACTGAAGGTATCAGCATTCTTCGCTGGACAGTAACTCCAGAAGATCAAGAATATGTAGTCAATCTTTGGGATTTTGGAGGTCAAGAGATATATCACTCCACACATCAGTATTTTTTAACAAAGAAGTCTGTTTATGTATTGTTGTGGACCGCGCGCACAGATGATGATTTTCTTAACTTCGACTATTGGCTGAACATAGTCAACCTGTTAAGCGACTCTTCGCCACTTATTGTTGTTCAGAACAAATGTGACGAACGAACAAAAGAAATCGACACATCTCGGATTACAAAACAGTTTGATAATATAGTTGGATTTTTCAATATCAGCGCTCTTAATGATTCTGGCGTTGATGAACTCAAGAAGCAGATTGTCAAACAAGTAGAAAAGTTAGATCATTTTAATCAGATTGTACCTGTTGCATGGGTTCTAATTCGCGAACATTTGGAAAATACAAATAAGGCATACATGTCTTATAGTGAATATTTTGAGGTGTGTGCAAGTTTTGGACTTAATAAAAGAAAAGCTGAATGGCTAAGTGAATATTTTCATGTTCTAGGTGTTTTCCTTCATTTTTCAGAAAATCTAATTCTATCTGAGATAGTGTTTCTTAAACCAGAATGGGCGACGGCATCTGCATATATACTTTTTGATGATAAGGAAGTAATAGACGGTGGTGGATTTTTTACAAACCGCACTTTGAAGAGAGTTTGGAAAGATTATCCCGTAGAGAAACATCCAGCCTTATTAGAGCTATTGAAGAAATTTGAGCTGTGCTTTGAGATAAAGAATTCTGGTAGTTACATTGTTCCTACAAGATTGCCAGCAGCACCACCGAGGGTGCTCAAAAAGCCAGAACAAGAGCTATCCTATAAGTACGAATATCAGTTTATGCCAGCCGGTATAATTGAGCGAAGCATAATAAGGTTGCATCGTTTAATCCACAACAGCAGTTATTGGAAAAACGGCGTACTCATATCAAAAGAAGATACATATGCACTTATTGAGTCAGATCGCTTTGGGCGAAATATCAGCGTTACCCTAGAAGGATCATCAAAAGCAGAATTGCTCACAATTATTCGTAATGAAATAGATCAAATTCATCAGTCATTGAACCACCCTAAAGTTACGGAGCGAATACCCTGCGTTTGCGTTGAATGCATAGACTCTTCCGCTCCTTATCACTTTGATATGAGCATACTTAAGCGCGCAAGAAGCAAGAGGAAGAAGACTATTGAATGCCGGAAGAGCTTTGAATCTGTGGATATTCGCTCAATACTAGGGGGTATCGATGGCACGCTTGAGAGTAAAGAAAATGACATAATCGAAATGTTGAATCAGCTTGTAGATAAATTTGATACAAAAGAATCGCTAGAGCAAAAAATAAACTCTTCGCTTCATTTAAAGCCAAGTATATTTGGTGTGGGTGTAAATCTTAACTATTTGATTGAAAAAGTACTGAAGAAAAAGACATAACAATGTCATTAACTCTGCCCCCAAAAAGCTTCGCTTTTTGTGTCCGGTTATAGCCGGAGTAAGCCTATCCTATTGAATCGGGTCGTGGTGACCTAAACAAGAATGATAACCTGGAGATGTAAGTGATCAATCGCGGTTCTGAATGGCATAGATGGGAGCCGCATATCCATGCGCCCGGCACTATCCTCAACAATCAGTTCGGTGTATCCGACCCCTGGAGCTCCTACCTCTCGACGCTCGAAGCCTTGACGCCGAAGGTCGAGGCGGTCGCGGTCACTGACTACTACATTACCGACACATACGAAGAATTCCTTCAGCATAAGGACGCAGGCCGATTGCCCGACGTGTCGCTAATCTTTCCTAACATCGAGCTTCGCCTCGACGTGGCAGCGAAAACGGGCTTCGTAAACGTCCATTTGTTGGTCAGCCCTGAAGACCCTGAACACCTCCTAGAGGTGAAGCGCATCATGAAGCGCCTTCAATTCCATGCTTTTGGCGACCGATTCGACTGCACGCGAGAAGAACTGATAAAGCTGGGCAAACATTCAGACACTACCATCACTGACGACGGCGCTGCGCTCCGACACGGCGCCACACAGTTCAAAGTCAACTTCGATCAATTGCGAAAGGTTATCGCCGAGAGCGAATGGGCGAAAAAGAACATTTTGATCGCTGTTGCTGGTGGTTCCAGTGACGGCACTTCCGGCGTCCGTCAGGCCGCAGACGTGACCGTGCGCCAGGAAATAGAGAAATTCGCCCACATCATTTTCTCCAGCAACCCCGCACAGCGTGAATTCTGGATCGGTCAACGGAACGTCAGTGTCGAAGAACTGCGCTCGCGTTATGACGGGTGCAAGCCGTGTCTCCATGGCAGCGATTCCCACGACCAGGAGTCCGTTGGGCAGCCAGTCGACAATCGCTTCTCGTGGATCAAGGGTGCACTGACATTTGATGCCCTACGACAGGCCTGCATCGACCCGGAAGGCCGGGCCTATGTCGGCGAGAAACCACCAAGGTCGGCAATGCCGTCGCAGGTCATCTCGCATGTTCACTTTGAGGACGCAGATTGGGCGGCCACGCCCGAGATTTCGCTCAATTCTGGCCTAGTCGCCATCATTGGCGCGCGGGGATCAGGCAAGACGGCACTGGCCGATGTGATCGCTGCTGGTTGCGATGCAATAACTCCAGCTGGCTGGGAGGCTGACGAAAACGCCAGCCCATCGTTCCTCACACGCGCACGTAAACTGATCGGGGACGCCTCCGCGACACTGACTTGGGGCGGCGGCGCAAAGGAGACACGTGCGCTTGATGGCCGTGACGCGAACGGCCATATGTCGTTCCCTCGTGCGAGATATCTTTCTCAGCAATTCGTCGAGGAGCTGTGCTCGGCCAAGGGTGTCTCCGATGGTCTCGTCGATGAGATCGAGCGGGTTATCTTCGATTCCCACTCGCAGGACGACCGCGAGTGGGCGCTTGACTTCACCGAGCTTCGCGAGCAACGAACCGCTCGCTTCCAGCAAGCCCGCGAGCGTGAGGCGGAGGCTATCGCCGACATCTCCGAAAGCATCGGTACCGAGCTTGAGAAAGAGAGCCTCGTTGCCAGCCTGAGCAAGCAAGTTGAGCAAAAGAAGAAACTGATCACTGGCTATACGGCTGATCAGGCTAAGCTGGTGGTCAAGGGTACCGAAGCGCAGGTCGCAAGGCACACCCAGCTCAGCGAGGCGGCGCAGAAGCTAAGAACCAAAATACAAGCCTACAACAATCAGCGCCGAACCTACGTCGCTCTTCAGGACGAGGTTCGCAGTATGCGCGCCACCGGCGCGCCCGAAATGCTCCGTCAGATCCAGGCGCGACACAACAACAGTGGCCTAGGTGCCAATCAGTGGGACGAGTTCCTGCTGATCTATAAGGGCGATGTCGACACTAGCCTCACGGCCTACACCGCATGGGCCGACGGCGAGGTTCGCAGGCTCAACGGTGATCCGCCATCGACCGGCGATCCCAAGGTTGCCCTGATTGCCGATGACGCAGATCTCACGATGCTTCCGCTTGCGCCGATCACAGCAGAGATGGCACGACTTGAAGCGCTATTCGGCGCGGACAAGCTAGTTCGTGAGCAATACGCAGCGCTTACTAAGCGGATTGCGCAAGAGAATTCCGCGCTTGAGACCTTGGAAGCACGTCTCACTGACGCCAAGGGCGCGGCAGCACGACGGAAGGACTTGCAGACTGAACGCGATGCCACATATGGCCGCGTGTTCGAGGCCATCATAAACGAGCAAAACGAGCTGGCTGGCCTGTATGCACCGCTCATGGAGCGACTATCCTCATCATCGGGCACGCTCAAAAAGCTGAGTTTTTCAGTCCGCAGGATTGCCGATGTCCAGACCTGGGGCGCATTTGCCGAAGAGGAACTCCTCGACCGGCGTAAGGCGGGCCCTTTTTACGGGCGCGGCTCGTTGATCGCGGTCGCGACGAAATCGCTCAAATCTGCATGGGAAACCGGCTCTGCCGCTGAGGTTCAGTCTGCAATGACGGCCTTTATGGGAAAATACCTGAAAGACCTCTTATCGCACGCGCCATTTTCCCCAGCGCAGCAAACTGAATTCCGCGCGTGGTCGAAGCGGTTCGCGCACTGGCTTTTCGGAACCGAACACATTGCCGTTCGCTACGAGATCTCCTACGACGGTGTCGATATCCGAAAGTTGTCCCCAGGCACGCGTGGGATCGTCCTGTTGCTGCTCTACCTCGCGCTCGACGATTCCGACGACAGACCGCTGATTATCGACCAGCCAGAGGAAAATCTTGATCCAAAGTCGGTCTTCGACGAGCTGGTAGCGCTGTTCATCGAGGCGAAGGCGAAACGCCAGGTGATCATGGTGACACACAACGCCAATCTCGTGATCAACTCCGATGCGGATCAGATCATCGTCGCCGAAGCAGGTCCGCATCTCTCAGGTGGTCTGCCTCCGATCAGCTATATATCGGGTGGGCTAGAGGACGCTGCGATCCGCAAGGTGGTTTGTGACATCCTTGAAGGTGGCGAAGCCGCTTTCCGTGAACGAGCGAGGCGTCTTCGCGTCCGTCTCGATCGATAGGTTGGACTATGATGGCAAGCCCGTCCACGACAGATACAACATCGTGACGGCTCTTGGGGGCATGCCGGTATTGGCCAAAAGCAGTACCTAATGCCCACTCCTCTAGAGCATTGAGATAGCTAAGCGCGTTGGCCATCATTTGGGGCCAACGCACTCCAATCTATTCCTGCCCGACCTCCCCCACCGCCAACACCTGCCACAGTCGCTTACGCGCTCGCTTACCCGCCACCTGCAATGCCTCCACACTCTCAAAATGCCTTACCCTCTCATTGAGCCCCAGCGCCCTAAGCAGCACCTCCTGCCTCTCCACCATCTGCCTGGCAGTCACCATCCAAATGCTATGGCCCATCTTCTCCGGACGGATGCGGGCGGCCTGCATCAGCATCGCCGCGGCCTGGCGTTTGGGCAGTTGATCGAGCAGTACGCCGCAGGCTTTATGCCACTCGCTTTGAGGGTGGTAGCGCAACGCGGCCAACATTGCCTGGTCACTACGCCCACCGCCGCCCGGTATCTCTCCCGCTAGAGCCGTCACACTGAACGGCTGGTAACCTGGGTTCTCATGAAGGCAATCCAGCTGCAGCTCCAACATCGTGTCGATGATGCGGGATACTGCAGCGTCACGCGCTCGTTCATCACTCTTCGCAGCCTCCACGACACGCCAGGGGTTTGCTACCCGCTTCCAATCATCAAACTGCATCCTGCTTCCCTTCTGCTGTGTCATCACCCATTCCTCCACTCGGTACCGCTTTCCAGCGCCAGCCGTTCCCCCACTATTTGCGTGCGGGGCCAACTGGCGTATTCCCTAAGCACTGCCTTCGCCTCGTCTAGTCCCCGCGCCATCACCGCGCAGTAGCCTTCGTACTCACTATCTTCCAGCCACTTGAATTGGCTATCGGCTAACGGCGCATCCTTGGGCGGGGTGGCCTTGAACTCCAGGTACAAGCCAAACCAACCGCCGCGGGCCTGCCGAACGGGGAGATCGCTAACGCCTGCCTTTACGCCCTGGCGTTTTAAGTCGCTTGCGGTTTTCTTATTGCGGTGCCCACCGTTGGGTACATGAAAGGTGGCATCAAACAACTCGCCTACTGGTTGGCCGCGCATCTTCTCGCCATACAGCCAACGGATAAGCACCGCCTGCTCCTGCCCTTCCCAGTCAACTGGCTTTGCCCGGGGCATACCGCTTTTGGTCAGTGCTCGAGGACGGCGGGGTTTTTGGATTCGTAACGTCACGCCATCCCCCCGGCCAACTGATCGAGCATTCGCTGCTGGCGCTCCCAGCGTTGGTAATCGGCAACGATCCGCTCCAGCATGGCCCGCGCCGTGTCATTATGATCCAGCTCGGCGCGGCTTTGGATGCCACACGAATGACGGATGAAATCAGCGCAATCTTCCGGGCTGTGGGTACCATCGGGCAGTTGCCAATATTCAAGCGCTTTTGCCTGGCGGCGGCGGCAATCCAGATACAAACCGAACCGCACGTTTTGGCACAATAACGCGGCACGGCGTGCCTGCTGGCCACCTTTCAATGCTTCACCCATCGTCATGCTCCCCTTGATCGTTCAGCTCTTCGACTCTCTTGCAAAAGGCGCCAGCAGCACAGGCCACCGCGATAAACACACCCGCCAGCACACCCAACAGAAACCAGCTCATGCCATCCATCGCTGCCCACCTCCCCGTTGGGATTTGCGCATGCACTGCTTGCACGCTGGTAGCTGTTCACCGGTACCGGGGTCGCGGAAGTCGGCAGCGCTTTTGCGGTATTGGCAGGCCGGGCACTTAGGCCGGTGATAAACACGGCTTAACATGATTAATGCCCTCCCATTGCAGCTAGCGGCGCGCCCGCTTGTTCCAGCAGTTCACGACGGCGGGCCTCTTCGCGCTCGATTTGTTCGCGACGCTGACGCGCCTTGGCATCGCCAGGTTTATTGATGAGCTCGCGTAGCTGGCCAACCATGCGCTTACGCTGACGCCTACCTTCCTCGCTTAACGGCTTTTCAGGGGGCGGCAACAGGTGCGCCACCTTAGGCGCGGCTAGCTTGCCTGCGTCCACGGCCTCCTGAAGCACCATTTCACGGCGTTGCTGGTCATGCCCCAACGACACCTCCCAAACGGGCTGGCGCCCTTCCGCTTTAACGGTTTCGGCTTCCCGCTCGTATGCCGCCAGGAAGGCCATACGCGCCCCCACTTGGTCACCGCCGTTCAGTACCGGCTTGGCCACGGCAAAAGCGCGGGCAACTTCCGGTGTCCATACCACGGTTTCGCTCTCATCAATGCTGCGCAGCGCCAGCGCCCAGGCCTCATTGGGCAGCAAGTGCGCCTTAGCGCTGGGCAAACGGTCAACGATCGCGGCCAAGGTCAGCTTGCCGTGTAGCTCGGCACGGCAGCGTGCCAAGGCGCGGCGGATCTCAGTAAACGGGTAGCCGCTTAGGTCGTCAGTGATCAATACCGCGGCAGCTGGGCGGATCTCTTGGCCCAGCACCTCGGCCGTGGCGTAAACCAGTTCAAGCACCTGGTCAGACTCTTGGGCGGTTAGCATGATGAAGACTCCTGCTGTTGGCGCCGGGCGGCCATGATGCGCTTGGCCTCTTCGGCGTTACTCAGGTTGGATTGCGTGCTGTCCAGCTGGCGCGCCCTGGCCTGGGTCACCTGCTGGCCCGTGGCGAGCTGAGTGGCGATCGCCTCGCAGTCCTGCAACAACAGGCCCACAGGGTGCATTCGGGCGGTGTAATACTGGTTATTCAGCTTCACGTAGTGGGCGGCCACCCCAGGGGCACGTTCTGCTCCTACTCGGTCAACCAACTGGCTCATGTTCGCGCCCACTTTCTGGTTCCACACCGGCCAGGTGCCGTAACGGGCACGGTAAGCACAGGCATAGTTGGCCCAGGGTTTGAAGGTTTTGGCGGTGGGGTCGCGGGTGCCAGGCATATCGCTGGGGATACGCGCCAGCAGATCATCGGCGGATTCCTGAGCGCCAGCGGTTTCAGCTTCGGGTTTTGCTTCCGGTTCGTCAGCGGCCAGGTCATCCCCCCCGGCAGCGGCTGGGCTAGCCCCAGGCGCAATCTGCGTACTCTCTGCCGTAGTCTCTGCTGTAGTCTCTGTAATAGTTGGGCGCATTCCGCCATCACTGTCTGACGGGTTTGTGCAATCTTGTTTGGCGGATTCCGCCATACTGGATGGCGCTTTCCTGCATTCCTGATTGGCGGATTCCGCCAGACTGGAATGGCGCTTTTGTGCAAGTTGAATCAGGTCGACTTCTATCGCTTCGCGATCCAGTCGGTAGTAGGTTTTGCAAGGCACGCCGCGACGCGCCTCTTTTAAATAGCCCTTACTGACCAACTTCTTACGGGCTGTTTCCTGCTCCCGACGCGTCATGCCCGTTTCGTTCGTCCATTCCGCTTGGGTTTTATAGAACCAGCCTTCATCGTCTTTGGTTCGTGTTGACCAGTACACGCACTGTGAAAGCATGAGAGCGCCGGTAATGCCCACGCCCAAGTCAACGAACGTGCGGTTGAAGGCTATTGGCCTGTCCAGCAGATTAAGCAGGCTCATACATCACCCCGCTTGAATAGAAAGCCACATCGCCAACCGCTAAGGTGGTAGTTGCGACACCATCAACTAATAGAAGGAAAGCGACATGGCTGAAAACGAATACTTTGCTCTGTGGGATAGCCACTTCAGAGATGAATGCCATCACGCAGAAATTGATTACCAAACATGTACAAGGCAAGAAGAAGCCCAGGTCATCCGAGAAGTACTGAAGCAATTTATGGCAATGTTTTTGGAGCTGAATCTGGATAGCCGTTACCGCAGATTGGGGTTGCCAATTCATGGCATTGAAGTACTCCAAGCACGTGCTGCAGAACTTCACCACTTGCGGCCAAGTGAGACTCGGGAAATGCACCTGAATGACTTGCTCGTCTTGCTGGCTGGGGAGTTTCAACATGTATCTATTCCTCCCGAGGCGTGTAAGGTGATCCGAACGAAGACGGCTGATCTTCCAGAGTGGTCTGAGATTGACGAGCTTTTGCCTTAGTTCTTAACTCTGGAATTGAAGAAAGCGGTAAGCCGAGGCGCTGGCGGCATCGTTTCAGGGCCTCGGTCGCTAATTGTGCTTCTTGCCTGAACTTCCTAGCCCTGATTTCATGAAGCTGCGCGCTGCTTTTCTTGGCCATGATGTCTTCGATTAAAAGGCCTATTTCCCTTTCTATTTCCCATTGCGCCATTTTCTCCAGGGGCGGCTTGGAGTCCTCAATGAACTGATCTAATGTTTTGCGCATTTGGGCACCTCACAAATACCTGTATATGTATTCACCGCGTTCATGAGGAAGCTATTCGGGTTTTATATGAGTTAACCTTGGATTCATCCTGAGATGGGCCAGCTTGCTCGAGTAACCATTCAGTGGTGAAAGCTCCATTTGCAGCGGCGGCCATTTTCTGCGCATGTTGGGTTTCGCCCGTGTACTCTGTTCTTGGAAGAGAGCCACGTTGAAGCCATTTGTAGACTCCCCTAGAAGAAATGCCGCAAATACGGGCACAGTTAGCTGGCCCGCCGATAATATCGATTGCTTTACGCAATTCGCTCATGAAAATAAAACCTCTATAAGTGAACTATTAGTACATGATAAACAAGTACTGCAAGTACACGCAAGGAGTGAGATGATTGAACCTATGGTTCATCAAAATGAGATGCGGGAATTCAGTGACCGCCTAAGAAATGCACTGAATGAAGCTGGCAGGGATGGACATGGAATGGGTGCCCGCGTAGCAAAAGCGGCGGGAGTAACACCCAAGGCTGCCAGCAAATGGCTCAATGGAGAGGCCCGCCCATCCCACGATAAGCTGTTAAAGCTATCGAGGTGGTTAGGTGTACGTGAAGAATGGCTAGAATATGGTCGCGGAGCTAGAAGCCCAGATGTGATTGTAGAGCCTACCCTCGTGAATCATGGCTCAGGAACCAATGTTGTAGGGCCTGAGGTAAAAGTCAGGTCAAGGCGAGTGCCTGTAAAAGGAGCTGCGCAATTGGGGCCAAACGGATATTTTGAGGCTCTGAATTATCCAGTGGAGCAAGGTGATGGCTACTTGATGATTGAGAGCCGTGATATTGACGCATATGGTTTGAAAGTCGTTGGTAACAGCATGATGCCCAGGATCAAGCATCATGAGTACGTAGTGATTGAGCCAAATCAGATCTATGTCGCTGGTGATGAGGTGCTGGTATGTACTCATGATGGCCAGTGCATGATTAAGATCTTTCTTTGGTTAAGGGATGGGCAGTACCGCTTTGACAGCATTAATGATGATTTTGAACCGGTCTACCTAATGGAAAACGAGGTTGAACATATCCACTATGTTGGAGCTATTGTGAAGCCATCAAGGCATATGCCTTGAAACCACAATTAACTGTATAAAGTAACACTGTCGCTGCAACCATTTTCTTATTTGATTACAAAACCTTAGGAGCAGCCATGAGCTTTCCCGCGCCCCCCCCATATCAGCATGCACTCGATCTGACTGTCGAAGTTGAAAGAGATGTGAATGGTGTAGAAATGGGGGTGCTTGAAAATGGCATCCCCTATTTGACTCAACGCGGCTTAGCTGAAGCTTCAGGCGCTCCAAGGAGTTCACTTTACGACATAACCCAGGAATGGTCTGCAAACTTTAACAACCCGGTACTTACCAAAGATAGGCTTTCGTTTCTAAAGGAACGGCTGGCAGCTCAGGGCTTTAATGAACCAAGTCTGTACATAGAAATTACTAAAGATGGATCGCCACATTATGCATACCCTGACATTGTATGTATGGCCATCATCGAATATTACGCTTTTGAGGCTCGAACACCTAACCCCAGAGCCCTACAAAGTTTTAGGGACTTCTCAACATATGGTTTGCGCAGTTTCATCTATGATGCACTGCAATACACTCCTTCAGATAAATGGAAGTACCACCATGATCGGGTATCTATATTAAGTAATTCCGTACCAGTAGGATATTTTTCGATTTTTCAAGAAATTTCAGGTTTGGCTGTTGACTTGATCAACGCTGGCTTAAGTGTAAACGACCGTACAATACCCGATATTAGCGTTGGACAAACCTGGGCAAAACATTGGAAAGCAAATGAATTGGCAGCACATTTTGGCGAACGTATACAATATGAACACATATATCCCGAATATTACCCTCAATCAATGAGTAACCCTCAAAAGCCTGCCGCTTATCCAGAAGCAGCCTTACCAGAATTTCGTAGATGGTTTCGTGAGACATACCTTCCTACTAAGTTCCCGACTTATATCTTGAAGAAAGCTGGCGTTTTGTCTGGTGGTCAGAATGAAGCTCAAATGATAGCTTCGATGTACCAGACAAGATCCCTTCCAAGGCAATAATTTTATACGACGCACAAGCCCGCCAACTGCGGGCTTTTTTTTGTCCAAAAAAAATAATGTACTTTTGGTACTTGATAGACGAGTACCTATGGTTCACGATTAGTGTACTCAACGTGAACCACGAGGCCCGGTATGCAAAACCTTAAATCAGAGCCATATGCTGAATTCATCAGCCTTTCAGGTTGGTGCTGCTATTACGGCTCACGCAATAGCGGACTGCCTACTCGAGTACAAGCACAGGTAGCAGCGGGGCTAGCTGCTGGCTTAACTCAAAAAGAAATCGCCAAAATTCGCGGTGTTTCTCCGGCATCAATTCGCACGGTGGCTGAAGCTCTCTACTGGCATTTGGGCACCTACAAAGCCGCTGGCGCCGTTGCCGAAGCCATGCGCCGCGGCTGGATCGCTCCCCTTCTTATCGCCCTGCTTGTCAGCGGCATCAATGCCGATACGGAAGCCATGCGTAACCGCCCACCGGCTCGCACGCGCCAGCAAGTCAGCGCCAGCCGTAACGTGTCACGTCGTGACGTGGGGAGCGTGTACTCATGAAAGTCACCACGTTTATCGATGCACGCACCCGCAAGATGTTCGAAAGCAATGGCCTACCCAGGGAGTTCCTGGCGTTAATCGCTGACTGCCAAATGATGGCGGTGGCTATCAATCTGCAAGGCCATTACGCCGTCCTGCTCGAAACCACCCAGCACGGCATCTTTTGTCATACCTGGCTGGCCGCTCATAGCGCACAGCACGTAAGTCATCGTCGTTTTGACTGCTTTTACGGCAAAGACCCGGCACTTATCGAAATCTGCGATCACCTCAGAAGCTTGCTGAATGGCAGCCAAGGGGGTGTTTCATGAGCTGCCAAGCCACCAAAGCCGTTTGGGCGGCCTTCATGATCCTAGCTGTCACCGTCCTGGGCCAGCTATCCCAGAGCGAAGCGGAAGAGCAATCCGACTGGCTGGTTAGCTACTGCACGGATGTCGCGATCTGGGCCGCCGAAGAAGCCCGCGGCGTACCGCTGGAACAGCGCACCGGCCAGCCGGACTACAAAGGGATTGCCGAGGAAAGTTGCCCAGGCATGCGCCCTGCTGCCCCCTCTTTGAATACAGGTGGCAACTCACCGGCACAGCTGGCCATGCCCGACACGGTGCCGTTTCAGCAACTGGTTCAGTTTTGAGGGGGCTGGCGTATGTACATGCTCAACCGGCTTGGCCAGCGAATCATCGTCGGCAACCGCCGCCGCCATTGTCGGTGCCGTTCGTGCGGTGCTCGCCAGGTAAAAGCCAAGCACCCCGCTGAGTACCTACGCCGCATCCGCTGCAAAAGCTGTGGGGAGTTCGACACGCTGCGTATCGACAAGTGGGCGGATCGGCGTGGCTGGCGGTACCAGACATGCTACTGCGATGGATACCACTTCCCCCATCGGATCCGCTCGGAGTTTTGCTATCACAACCCCAACTACCCCGCCGAAGACACCCAGCGCGCCATTGGCGGCATGTAGAGGCCCGCTATGAATTTTGACGAACAGTTTGACCGGATATTCAAAACGCCAGCGCCAGCAGAGGGCGACGCCGGCGAAAAAAATGAGGACAGCGAGGTGCAGTCATGAGCGCGATATACACGAAAGATCCCGCCACTGGCGAGCGAGTAACGCTTAGCGAGCTGGCAAAACGCCACGGGATTCATGTCTCGACCGTTTCGCGGCGCTACCACGAAGGCAAACGCGGGCAAGCGCTAGTCGCTCACGTGGACATGAAAGCACACCTCGCCGAGCAGAACGCGAAATCTCACGAAATAGCAGAGCGACGGAAGGCAATCATCCTGGCCAACATTAACGCTTTGTCACGCCCGCTTAAGCAGTTAGGAGGTAACTGAGATGTCAAACGTCATTATCAAGGCCCTGGAAGAACGCCTTCGCCAGATCAATGAAGAAGGTTTTAGCGCAGCACATGACGACTGTTACACACAGGGTCAGTTAGCGGCGGCAGCTGCCTGCTATGCCTGTTTCGCTGAAGATGTGTTGCAGGGTGGTAAATCGGCACTGGATGGACAGCCGCCCGCATTTTGGCCCTGGGACGATGCTTGGTTTAAACCCAGCAGAGACCCGAAACGTAACATCGAAAAGGCTATGGCCCTGCTGTCTGCCCAGTATGACGCCATAGAACGCGCCGAGACGGCCGCCATCGAAGCGACAACAACGCCTGACATTCTATGGTCGACCAATGACGAAATGTTCAACCATGACGATCTGCAGGAGCTGATCGAGGAGCGCCAGCTGCAAGCGGGCGATACGGTTTATTTCGGTACCAAGCGCCACGCTAAAGCCACTGACTTCACCACCAACATCGATGAGCTGGTGATTGAAGGCATGCAGGTACAAGCCGAAGACGACGCGGGCGAAGTGGCTGAAGATTACCCGAGCGCCAGCGAGCCACAAATTCAAGTGCTGCAAACGCTCATCGAGGCATGGGCTACCACCTATTGCGCCCCCGTTTTTTACCAGGTGTTGAATACCCAGCCCTACACGCTTACCGCCTCAGATATTAGGGAGGTCTGCCAGTGAGTACATGGAGTATGCCGGTCTATTTAGAAGGCACAGGCAAGGAGGATGGCGCCCTGGATAAATGCATGGCTGAAACAGAAATCGCCCAGGTAACTGATCAATGGCTGCAGCAAGAGTCATGGGAAATATATCCCGAGGTTGTCCTTGCCTTTTTCCCCGGCAGACCGGATCTCATCGCTACGCGCCAAGGGATTTGCCAAGTCATCGAGTGCAAAAAATCCTTCAACCTTTCGGTCGTTGAGCAAGCGGCACGGTGGCGATTGTTTGAGCGTGAAGATCAAACAGGTATGCCACACCTGATATGGGTAGTGGTACAGCGCGGACGCGCACGCCGCAGTGAGCTTCTTATGCGGGTCATGAGGGACTTTGGCATAGGGCTTGTGACTATCGATAAGCAACCTGCACGTGAGTTGCGCTTCAACGGCGAAACGGAATTGGTTCCGCAGCGCTATACCCTCTATCGAGAGCTGGCGCCAACGATACAGCCCGGATCTCGACGCACGGCAAGCAACCTTATTGATCAGTTGAATCCAGATATGCGAATAGCCACGCCAGGTGCCCGGGGTGGTGAAACCGAGTACATGACGCCCTTCAAGCGCACCATGGCAGAGGTAGAAAAGCTACTTCAAGGTAATCCAGAAAAAGAGCTGCACATCGACCATATCATTGATCACCTGAACAAATCCGGTGGCCATCACTACGGTTCGGATCGCAGCGCTCGAACAAGCATTCCCCCTCATCTTGACCGCTTGGGCTTTCCGCGCTCCAAGCATTGGGGCTGCTGGTTCAAGGGAAAGATGGAGGCCAACCCATGACTGACTACCTCGCCAACAACGGCAAGCCATGGTCGCCAGAGGATCTAGCCGCGCTGGAAAGGAACTACCCGGATACCAACAACGCCACCCTTGCGCGCATGTTCCGCCGCAGCGCTTCCAGTATCAAAAATCAGGCCATAAACCACGGCTGGCGGAAATCTACCGAGTACATGGAGCGCGAAAAGCCAGGCTGTTTTAAGCCTAACTTAACGCCCTGGAACAAGGGCACGAATTTCAGCCCACCGGGTAGCGAGCGCACCCGCTTCAAGAAAGGCCACAAACCAGCAACGTGGTTGCCGATCGACAGCGAGCGCGTAACGAAAGACGGCTACCTAGAACGAAAATTGACAGATACCGGCTACCCGCCCAAGGACTGGGTATCCGTCAGCCACATTGAGTGGGAAAAGCACAATGGCCGTCCGGTGCCGAAGGGCCACGCGGTGATATTCCGCGATGGCGATAAGCGTAACTTCGCGCCAGCCAACCTTGAGCTAATAAGCCGCGCCGATCTAATGCGCCGTAACAGCTATCTCAACTTACCCGAGCCGTTGCCACAAATAGTACAACTGCGCGGGGCTCTGAACCGCAAAATCAACCGCAGGAGCAAGCAGGAATGAAAAACAAAGTCGACGACCTACGTAACCACCTGTTTGCCCAGCTTGAGCGCTTGGGTGATGAAAGCATCAAGGGCGATGCATTGAAAGAAGAGATCCAGCGTGCAAAAGCCGTTAGCGATGTATCCGCGCAATTAGTGGATAGCGCCCGCGCTGAAAACGAAAGGCTCAAGCTGCTCAAGCGTGCACCAGGTAGCAATTTCATGCCCACCGGCGAGCTGATTGATGAGGAAGGGCTTCCGGCTCTGAAACATCAATGACCAAAGCTACGCATACCCACCGTGACCGTGGCGGAAAATTTCAGGAGATCGCCCAGCACCAAGGCGCTGGAACGGACTTGGAAGGAAAGTGGCTGGTGCTTTATCGCGATCTTGATAAGGGGATCGATAGCATCACCAGCCTGCAGGAGTGGGAAAGGCAGTGGCGAGCGCTTGCCTCTGACGACTGCCCTATTTGCCTGGGCGCTGGTCACGATCATATTAAAGGCAATCGCGATAAACCTTGCGGCGGTTGTTATGGCCTGGGGAAGGTGGGTGATGAAGGCGAAACACCCACCGACTGCTGGGAACTGGCCACGGTGGCCACCGCCATCATTAAGCGCCAGCAGGAGGAGCTACTTAACCTGCGGCGTATCGCCCAAAACCCCGAGGTGCAAGCTTTGATCGATCAGCAGCGCCAGCAGGCAATAGACGACAGCACCATGCGCCAGGAACGCGACTGGCGTAATGGACAAGGTTGGGGCCCCGGCGGCCAGCGTTTTACGGGAGACTGATGATGAAAACGGGTAAATTAATGGAGCTGGAACAGTGGAGTCGTGCGCGCTTTGAGGGCAATCCGCCCTCGCCTACCACCATGCGCCGCTGGTGCCGGGAAGGACACGTGCCAGCTAAAAAAATCGGCGGTACCTGGTTTATCGATTTAGATGCAGAGCGCCGCCAAACCGGCAATGAGTTAGCAGATAGCGTACTGGAGGCGTGATATGCCACCACGGCCAAGGAAAAGAAAAAACAAAGGCCTGGAGCCTAATCTGTATGAGCACAAGGGGTACTACACCTATCGACGCCCAGACACCGGTTCCAAACATGGCATGGGCAGAGACCGAGCTAAAGCCCAGGATGCTGCGCGCATATTGAATGCCCGACTAATGTCTGGCGGCGACCTGGTGGCTGATGTGATGGGGGAAACCGGCATAACGCTGAACGTAGCGATCAATGCATGGCTTAAAGAATGGGTGGAGGCCGATCCTAAGCTGAAGGACTGGACTAAAAAGGCAAAGCGCGGCCGTGGGAACCGGCTCATTAAGGATGCGGGCAATATGCTGCTCGAGCACATCAACACTCGCTGGTGTGCCGAGTATCTCACGGAGAACCACCCAGGCAGTGCCTACGTGCAGTACCGTGCAGTGCTATCGCAGATATTCCAATTTGCTCAGACCAAAGGCTGGGTCGAAAGAGACCCTGTAACGCCGACCCGCACCACTAACCACTATACCAAGCAGCGCAGGCGCTTAACGGTCGAGCAATTCAAGACCATGCACGCGATAGCTCCCGATTGGATGCAAATCGCCATGGAGCTGTCACTGTTGTGCCTGTTTGGGCGCGCCGAGGTAACGGCCGCCAGGTACGATGATATTAAGGATGGGCGCCTGCACTATATTCGCCAGAAAACGAAAGACCGGAGTAAAACGGCCTACGTGGCTATTGAGCTAACGCCTGCGCTGGATGACCTTATCCGCCGATCACGGCTAATTGCTCCCGTCTCACCTTTTATCGTGCACCGCATGCCAGCACGCATATACGATCGGAAAGCCAAAGCACATTGGTCGCAGGTGTCTGGAGATTATCTTTCCAAGGAGTTCGCGAAGCTACGCGAGCAGGTAACCAGTATTAAAAGCATGCCAGCCAACGCACAGCCCACCTTCCATGAAATTCGCTCGTTAGGGTCACGGCTGCTGGAGCTGCAAGGCACCTCGGTCAACGACATCCAGGTACTCATGGGCCACGCTGACGAAAGCATGACGCAGCACTACCTGGATGGCCATGACACCAGGTGGCAGCAAGCTAAGGGGAATCCGTTTACGATGGAGGCGTTGCTTGAGCCGTAATTGGGTGATGAAACTATACAACAGCTCTATATAAAGTAACTGCTTGCAAAAAGGCTGAAATGTAAGCAACTTTTACAATCAACACCTAGCAATGTGCCTTGTATTTCATTTAAGTTTGTAAATTAGCACTCAACAGCTAGGGAACAATACATGGATACAGCATATTGCACTGCGGATGGCACACCTTATTACATTGCCAATTTTGCTCAGTTAAGTGAGAGTGAAATTGCATCTAAGCGGCGTCAGCTAATCTGCGTTGAGTGTAGGTGGCCTGCTTATTTCAAAAGAGCCGCTACCAGTGGACAAGGAGCTTGCTTCGGCGCGAGGCCCCATGCTCCAACTTGCAGTTTGGGTGCCCCGCCCAGTAAAAAAGGCCCGGGGAGTAATGAGGTTCAAGATATTTTGCGGAACCCCATGAACCATATTCGGATCGATATCAATTACGGCGCTCACGATAAGGTAAACGGTGATCCGAGCGATGTAGATAAAGCAAATACAAGAGGCGGACGTTTTACCGGAGACGGCCCTCGTGGCCCCTCACCAATGAATCGCCGACTTCGCCCGTTGCTAAAAGCGCTCATTGAATCAGAACAGTTTCGCAATTCGAACATAATTGTTGAGTTACCCCGATACACTTCCTTGCCAGCAAACCAATTATTCGTAAATTTTGATGCAGTAGATGAGGGCTTAGCAAACGAGTTCAGGGGCTACTGGGGATTGATTTTCGATACAGGCATGTCTGCAGACGGATCTTTTTGGCTCAATACTGGTAAGTATGATGATCTCAGCATCTTAATCACTCCTGAGAAGTACGATGACTTTAAAAGGAAATTTAATTTCCAATTAGACCGGGAGCTTGAAGGAATGCATTTACTGGTACTAGGGAAACTGCGTAAGGCTTGGTCAGGAAAATTAATAATAGACGTAGATGATGTGGATCGTTGCGCGCTGTGTGACGACTAG